CCAAAAAATCGAACCACTCCATTGGCTTACCGTCCTTGTCGTCTCCGTGTCTCCTGGCGACTGGCGCGCTCTAACCGATTGCTGTAGTACAGCAAAAAGTAGAGGGCTACGCCGACCGGGATGAACATCCAAAAACCGATGTAGGGGACCACGAGCAGGGCTACGATGCATAGCACTGCCGCGACCTTCCCAAAAACCTTGGCGCCATCAAACATGCTCAGGTGATCTCCAATGAGCCGTGTGGCCAAGGCGCTGTCAGACCAGCGTCGGGGGGTTGATTGCCTTCTGCTTGCAAGACCTCCGGCGTCGGTAGCGGGGGTACCAGTGGGATCGCCCGCGTCGAGTTCGCCGCAAAATCGCTGCGTGGCCCGGGGGCCCGCAACGTGGTGCGACCTTCGGGTAGACGGCGCTCTTGGTAGAGCTTCGCGCTCTGTGACAAACGTGGCATGGCTGAACTCCGCTGGCGAAAGTACCAGATCGGAGCGTATATTAGCCGCCACGTCACAGTAAGACAATTCAGACATGTTCGACACACAGCCCGTCGAGGAACGGTCGAACACTTGCGATCACCGGAGTAAACCCAGTACGAGCTGGCCCGCTTGACGGAACAGCTCACAGATCGCACCTAGAATCATCTCGACTACGTTCTCCAGCCATTGGAGCTGAGGTTCGCAGTCATCTTCTTCGGAGTAATAGGACATGGATTCGTCCCCTTCTTCTGCGATTGCCCTGCCCACCGCGGCACAAACCAAGGCGATCACGGCCGTTAAGAACCAGGCCGAGATTCAGCGGCTGCTGGCCAGTCTCGCCAACAAGCAAGCCGACGGGCGAACAATTACGCAGACAGACCAGTTGTATACGATGCGCAAGCTGGCGGAGCTGGGAGCGATTCAAACGCTTGAGCTACTCCTCCCGCTGGCGCTAACGCTGAACGGTCATCCTTATACGTTAAAGGACCACTTCCCGTTCTCACCTATCTACCGCACGCGGATGGCGACGACGACGCTGCTCAAGACGGGTCGTCAAACATCCAAATCCACTAACCTTGCTTCACACGGCACGCTCCTTTCGAATTGCATTCCCTATTTCCGCACGCTGTATGTGACGCCGCTCTACGAGCAGATTCGCCGCTTCAGCAACAACTACGTCCGACCCTTCATCGAGCAATCGCCGATCAAGTCGTTGTGGTCGGGCACGAGCACGGAGAACTCCGTGCTGCAGCGCTCGTTCAAAAACTTGAGCATGATGCTCTTCTCATTCGCGTTGCTCGACGCCGACCGCATCCGCGGTGTCAGCGCTGACTGCGTGTGCATCGACGAAGTGCAAGACTTCGATCCGGCGCACATCCCGATCATTCGCGAATGCATGAGCCATAGTAAATTTAAGCTCATGAAATTGACCGGGACCCCGAAATCGCTTTCGGGCACGGTCGAGGGAGTGTGGAGGCGCTCGTCACAAGCCGAGTGGGTGATACCTTGCTACAGTTGCTCGACGTGGAACATTCCGTCGCTGGAGTTCCACATCGACGCGATGATCGGACCGCTGCACGATTTCATCAGCGAAAAAATTCCCGCTGTCGTATGTTGGAAATGCCGCAAGCCGATCAACCCGCGACACGGCCATTGGCTGCATCGCTATCCGGAACGGCGTTGGGATTTGGCCGGCTATCACATCCCGCAAATTATTCTGCCGCTGCATTACGCGAATCGTAAAGCGTGGGCGGAACTCTTGGCGAAGCGCGAAGGCTGGGGCAACACGCCGATCCACGTGTTCTACAACGAAGTGCTCGGCGAGTCGGTCGACACCGGTCAGAAGCTGGTCAGCGAATCGGAACTCCGCGTCGCCTCCAAGCTGCCATGGCGGAACCGACCCAACAATCCAGACCCCGAAGTGATTCGGCGTCTGGGCATGTATCGCTATCGCGTGCTGACCACCGACTGGGGCGGCGGCGGTAAGGACGGCGTGAGCTTCACGACGTTGGCCTTGCTCGGGCTCACACCCGACGGCCGTATCGATTGCCTGTGGGGCAAACGACTCGTCGCTTCGCAAGAGCATCTCCGCGAGGCGATGGAGTGCTTGCACTGGCTACGGGCGTTCCGCTGCCACATGTTCGTCCACGACTACACCGGCGCCGGCACCGTGCGAGAAACGGTTCTCGCCCAGGCCGGCTTCGATCTGAATCGTGTCTTCCCCGTGCAGTACGTGCGCTCGGCGTCGCGGAGCTTGCTCCACTTCGAGCCCGCCACCGAACTCCACAACCGGAATCGGTACACGCTCGACAAGACGCGCTCGCTGCTCTACACCTTCACGGCGATCAAGCTCGATCACCTGCGGTTCTTCGAGTACGACTTCGTCAATGAAGACGACACCGGCCTGATCGCCGACTTTCTGGCCCTCATTGAAGAGAAGGCCGAGAGTCGGCTCGCCGGCGACATCTACACGATCATCCGCAACGAGTCGCTGACCGACGACTTCGCCCAGGCCGTCAACATCGGCACCCATGCCCTGTGGCACATGGGCCAGGCGACGCCCGACTTTGCTCAGGCCGCCGCCATTGCTCGTATTTCGACGTCCCAGATCATGGCTGCAGGCTCACGGGACTACGGCTGGGATGAAGATCGGACGATGGCGGGTTTTCTGGGACAGCCGTAATTATTTCTTCGCCGGCGGTTGTGACTTCGCCCGCTTCTTTCGTGTGCGGATGATGCCGGCGGAGATACCGAGCTTGCGGATCGCTCTCTCGCAGTGGTGCAACTCGGTCTTCGACAGGTTCTGCCGGGTACCGCCGGCACGCGCTGCCGCGACAAGCGCCAGCGACTCCTGGGGAGTCAATGAGACATTAGGCATGTGGTTGCTCAATTGAGGATGAGGTGGTTGTGCTCGTCGCCGGCTTGGAAGTAATCCGGCCAGCCATTCGTCAAATACGGTATGAACTCGCTGTCGCAATCGGGCTCAGTTTGTTGGAACACTGCCCACGCGTTGCGGATCAGTAGGCCGATGAATTCGAGGTCGCGGGCCTGGTTGGATAATCGGACTGTACCTACGAACAACGGCCCGGCGCCCGGGTCTTTATTCCAGATGTCGAGCTGATCACTTTTCATACGTGTAATTCTCCGCGCTCCTGCCAGGGGCCCGTGCAGACTATCAAGTTGTAACAACCGCGACGGGTGCCGCTTGGCAACGGCATATAGTCATCCACGCGGAACGTGATCGACCACTCAGATGTCTGAATCGACCAAGTGCCGGCGGCCGGCAAACTACCGAACTGACGATGTTGCGTCACGGTCAGGTTCGGCACAGTAACCAGATACGCCAGCAGGTCGGCGAGCGTGCCCTTGGCGTCGCTGCAGATCGCTGACCAATTGCGTAGAAAGTAGCGGCACTTGCCGAGCAAGGCATCGGTTTTGATGTAGTCGAACCATTCTTGGAAAGTCATTTTCTTTGTCCGTGCGCTATCGCGAAGGCGATCTCCGCGGCGGTCTCATCGTCGTAGCCGGCTTGTTGCGCGGCGTGATACAGATTGAGCCAGAGTCGGTAGGCGTAGTCGATCATCGGTACGGCCACGCCCGCAGCCAGCGACGGATCGTGCTCTCGGTACGACGAGCCGACTTGGCAATTTGTTTTACGGATTGCTTGCCGAGGTAGTGGCAGCGGCAGGCTGCCAAGATCATTGACATGCGCTGAAATGTTATACGCTTACCCATTAGTAGTGCTTCTTTCGCGGCCGTTGCAGCTCGTCTTCCGTGGGCTCGGCTTCTGTGCCGACACCGCACTCAGCCACATGACAGACGACCTCGCCGAGTTGAGCGCGCGTCAGGTCGTGGCGATGGTACGCGATGTAGTGGATACACAGCGAGTTTGTCAGGACGTGCCCCGGTAAGAAGTGATCGTGGTTGTCGCTGCAAGCTCCGCACTTGCAGACATGGAAGCCGCGATACCCACCATGTGCATCGGTCACACTAGCGCGGTACAGCGCCGTGACCTGTCGCGTCAACGCGTCGATGATCGGCTCAGCCGCTGGCGGCGACTGGGGCTCGATCATCAGGAAGCCTTTGGGATCAATCATCGTTTTGGTCGGAACATCCGCAGTTTCTGGGCTACGAATTTTCGGTAGGGGTCGTGTTTGGGCAGCGTGCGGACATACACGCCGCCGGCGAACTCGTTGACGGCCATGTTGACCTTGTTTACGAGTACCCAGATCGCACCTTTACGACCCTGGACTGACGGTGGTTTGATCATGCGCGGAAGTGAAACCTCGAACATCGGGGACACATTCCAAATAAGCCGCGGCGCTCGGCGTAGTAGTTGCGATCGCAGTTGCTGCATTCTTTAGGGTTGTCCTTCCACGCGTCGGGACAGCCAGCTTCGTGGCAGATGACGCCGTCGACGCGGGACGGGCTGCAGCTATTGCAACCGCAGAGTAGATCGATCGAGTCGCCGTTACAATACCGCGACCGGGGCCGCTGCTTGGTTTCCGGCATTAGCTTCCTCCGCGAACATGGTCTGCCTGATCTCCCACGGAGCACCGAGGTCTTCGGTGAGGTGTTCGGAGATCAGCCAAGTGAGGTAGCCGCGAGACTCCTTCTCGCTCTTGTGCCGGTTACTCGGCCGGGCGTAGTCGCGGATCGCCGCGTCGATGATCTGCCGTTCGGCATCCGACACGTTGTCGGGGATCAGGAACTTCGGGTCGGCGACGCCAATGAACAGCAACGCCCGCCCCTTGATGTCGGTGATCGTGTTGCCGTAGCAAATGGCCGACGCCATGTAGTAATCGCTGCGGGTGCGGGGGTAGGCAATCATCGACTCCTCCGTGTTGTACGAGTAGGCTCGCACACCCGGGTGGAAGTCGATCTGATTACTCCACTGCTCGCGCAGCAGGTCCTCAGCTTTGCGCCGCGCCAGGTCGGCGTACTCGATGACCAGCTCATCCTGCCTGCGTCGATCGATATAAGTGCCCCCGTTGTCGACGAAGAGCAGATCGTAGTAGCGGCGCAGCTCCTGGCTGAGCTTGATCTGGCCGGACTGTGTGGCGAAGCATTTGTTGCACTGCGGATACGCAACTTCGACGTAATACGAGTACCGACCGAGGTGCGGATGCACCTCGACGTAATACTTCTCCTTGGCCTCGCACGGGCAGGAACCAAACGTGCTGCGGATGGTTTCGCTGACACCCTGCCGCTGCCAGTAGATCATTTCCGGCGTGTAGATGTTCACGATCGTCATGGAGGCCCGCCTAGTGCCTGCAGAGCTTTGGTAGATTCTCGGATCACGGCACCCAAGTTCAGCCGGATCGTTCCTCGGAGGTCGTAATCCTGATTGCACTCAGCGACTTTTTGCTGAAGTGTCTTGGCGGCCTTCGTCGCCTGGATAATGCGTTCTTCTAGCTCTTCCAACTCGTTGCGTTGTGAGGGGGTCAACATGATTAAAGCCGGTCTTCGCCGGAATCTTCTTCGTCCTCGTCCTCGAACTCCTCGTCCTCCTCCGTGTCGAAGTCCTCGTCGTCCTCATCCTCCCAGTCGTCCGCTTCGTCGTCCTCGACCTCCTCCCAGTCTTCGTCCTCGTCGTCACCTTCGAGGGCCGGGTCTTTGTCGGGATCGATCTCCGCTTCCTCCGCACTCGCACCCCACGGCCAATCCTGCTCCTCCGGCCCGGGCTCGAACACATCATTGTCGAACTCCGGATCGAATTCCCCGGCTACGAGCGGATAAAGGCAGTGCAAACCCATGATGCTCACTCCTGTTTGGCAAGTGTCTTCCAGCAGGTATCCCACCATTCGCGGTCGATTTGCCAGCCGAGCACGCCTCGGCGGCGGTTCTCCTCACGTAAAGCCCCAGCACCCGCCAGCAGCTTGGTGACTAACAGCACATCCAATGGTAGGCCGCCATACTGGGCAGCGGTATCGCTCAAGGGAGTTTGCGCCATCCAGACGCTTTGCTGATCAGCGAGGTACATCACCTCGCCCTCGAACCCATTCTCTTCCCGGCCCAGGCGGACCGTGCCCAGGTTCAAGGCGTAGGCCACTAAGTTTACGAGAAAGCGTGACAGGTCGGTGCGGCCGGCCGGCTCCAGCACGGCGCCGGCGGAACGTACGCGAGCCTTGTCGCCACTCTGTCGATCGAACCAGTCGGCCAGGTCCTCCAGCAGCTCCGGCAGCTCAGCCGGTGCGTCCGGCCGGCGACGAAGCCAATCCTGCAAATAGTACGGCACCAGGTACGGCACCGCTTCGTTCGTTAGTTGCAGCGATCCGAGGGGTCGAGCCCCGCGAATGACATGCCATGTCTGTCGCAGACCGAGCACCTGGTTGGCGATCGGCGGCAGCGACACGACCAGGCGACCCGCATCTTCGATCTCCAGCCAGCGGCCGGGCTCCAGCGTCTTGCCGGGAGCAGCCCGCAGGACAGCGGGCCAGGTATGCGAGGTCAGCTTCTCTTGGACGAACGTCACGAGGTTCTCGCTGCTACGGACCAGCTCTGGGCACCCCAGGAGCACGGCCGCCGCTTCACCGATCGTAGTCGCCCCTTCGCCATCGAGCAGCACGCCGCGGGGCTTGCGGTTCGCGATCGGCGACAGTAACCCCGCCAAGACGGCCGCAGTAGTTGCCCACACTAGGCGGACTTCTTCGTTGTCGGCCGAGAGTAGCTCTGACAGCCGCCGGGGAAAGAACATCTCCGGTGCGACCAGGTGCGACCCTGGCAACTGCGTCGTACGGACCAGGCACTGACTCTTGGGGTCCACGTCGCCCTTGGCTGTCAGGGCGAAATCCGGAAACTGCACCACCTGGCGTTCGATGTCCCAGCCGACGCCATCGGCTCCGCGAACCTGCTCCGGCTCATGGAAGATGATTGATAAGCCAACCAGGTGCTTCCGCCAGATCGGCGAGTAGGAAATTGTCCCTGCGTTGGCCACGTCGCGGACGTAATCGAACATCCAAGCGAAGCCGCGGTTCTCCAGCGTCTTGGCCTGCTCCAGGAACGGTATTTCATGCTCCCGGAAATAAATCTTGCCCTGGTAGTAGGTCCGACCCGGCTGCGAGGTGATGACGCGTTCGATCTGCAGCGTGGCGTTACACAGCAGCTCGCCCTTGTTGTAGGTCCAGGTATTATTTTGCTGACTGACCGTCCGACCGTTGAAACGAAGCCGGCGGACCGTGGCGCTATCTTCGTAGGCTGTCTCCAGCCGGCTGCGGAGGGCCTTGTTGCAACCGAGCGCGAACTCCGCCATTTGCTCGTTGCTCAGCTCGACACGCACCAGCACTGATTCGACGTCGTCGTGCGACTTGCCGTCCAGATAGTGCCGCAGTCCTAACTCCCACGGCACAGCGCGGCGGGCAGCCCGCTGCAACATCCCGCCGCTGGTATGCGAATAGAGGTCGTGGACGATCGTGCCGATCGAGCTATCCAGTTCGGCGATCTCACCACCGGCGTAACGGGCCTGAGCCAAGCCGGCGAGACGATCTTCCGGAGCCCAGCAGACCACGCGATCGCGGCGGATCGTTTGCCAGGTTGTTTCCGTCCGTTCGCGCGGCGTGTCGTACGTCGCTACGATCGGCAGTGGATTGTAATTCATCTGCAGGTGCAGGAGCTGCATCCGCAGAGCCAATAGCGGGTCGGTGATCGCGAACAGCGTACGGCCGAACTGAGGATGTTCCGGCAGCGTCGTATTTTCGATGAACGCCAGGCCGGCTTCGACGCGCTTGGCCGGCTTGTTGAGCTTCTCGATGCGTAGGTAGGCCAGTTGCCGCTCGCCCTCCTCGTCGTGGCCGGCGAGGAGCATGCCGCAGATACGGCCAGGCAAGTCGTGGTAGGGGATGACCAGGCAATGGTCCCAGCCGTCGCCACTCATGATTCCCTTGGGGAACCCGTTGCGACGTCGGAATTTGAGCAACCAGTTGGGTGTCTCGGCGCCGATCAGGTGCGTCAGCAGCACCTCTCGCGATACCACGCCGAAGTATTGCCCGCCGCGACTGTCCCAGGGGACGCCGACCTCCGGCAGCCGGAGTCGTTGCAGCACGCCGGCGGCGATCCGCTGATTATTGGCGGCCCAGCGTCGCGTTTCCTGCCAGAATTGCAAGGCTCGCTTCCGCCAGCGGACGTGCTCGCGGTGGTAAGTCGTGAAGACATCGGGCACTAAGGCCTGGGCTGTGACCACGCCGTAGCCGTGTAGTTTTTGCAGCGTTTGCGCGAGATCGAGCTTCCAAGCCGCCGCGGCAAGCTCTATCATGTCACCACAGGCATGACAGCCGCCGCAAGAGAACCAATCTTGCTGCTCTGTGGTGTCGCGGTAAATGTAGAGACTGCCCGTCTGGCAACAGGGACAAGTCACACAGACGGGAAGCACAGTCGACTTGATCGAGATGCCCAGAACGGGCAGTATCTGCGAAAATCGAACTTCTTGACCCAGGGAGGCGGTCCTCATGACGGCTAACGTCCTCGATCACACTCAGGATTTGTCGGGCTCGGAACAGCATCGGCTGACGAATATCTACGCCCCGCCGGCCTTTGTTAAGGCGGCCAACCACGAACAGCTTTACGGCGACGCCGAAAAACTGCCGCATCACGTCTACGCCGATCCAACCAAGCGGTTGTACCCGCTGCACACGGCGGCGGCTACCTGGATGAGTGCCCTCTTCCTATTCGACAAGAAGGCCAACTTCGAGCCCCACCGCCTGGCGGCGTACGAAGCCAAGCTCAATGAGACGGCCCGGCACTTCGGGATCGCCGGCGATATCGCCCAGCTCAAGGTAGCCATGGCCCGCGACGAGAACAACGACGTCGCCCGTCTGCCGGATACTCAGTTCGCCCTGGTCTGGGAGGCTGAGGGCAAGAAGGAACGCCATTATCCGCTGCGGAACCGTATCGAGGTGAAGACTGCCTCCGAATGGTTTGGCAAGCACCGCGACATGTTCGCCTTCGACGATCGCCGGCAGATCGCCAGCAAAATCCTCGCCCGGGCTGACGAATTGGCGGCCCCGGTGGCGGACATCGGTTTGCTCGTCAAAGCCGCCGGCCACGGCACGTGCGGCACCGAGCAGGCGATCGAGATGTTCGAGAAGCGGGCCGGCCTGGTCAACAGCCGCTACCCCGACCTCGCGGTCGAGATGCAGAAGCTGGCTAACAGCCTGCGGGCCTCCCCGTTGGCGGTGGCCGACAACGCCACCCGCCTGAAGATGGCGGCGACGGTCGATCAGTTCGACCGCCATACTCACCTCAACCGGCTGTACGACGACGGCGGCCTGGAGCGGCCGGAAGAAATCCTCTTCCGCGTCACCCAGAAAGCCGCGTCCGAGTTCCTGCAGGATCATATCTCCACGACCACCGGCTCGATCTACGAGAAGGCGGCCCTGGCCAAACTGACGCTCGGACACATCCAGCAGTGGATGGGTCGCGAAGTCGCCGAGGCAGTTAGCGCCGGCGGCTTGTACGTCGATATGGAGAAGCTGGCCGACGTCGTCACCACGTTGCCGCGTGGCGACGCGCAGATGTTCGACAAGATGGCCGAGTCCGTCGGCATCCAGCCGTATGCGGTTGAGAAAGCCGCGGAAGCCATCGGCCCCGATCGCGATGAGATCAAGGGCCTGGCGTCGCTTTATCAGCAGATGGCCAGCGAGGCTGTTCCGCTCAGTTAAAGAGCTGATTCATCTTGTCGTCGTCGGACAGCTTCTGGCCGGCGACGCGGAGCGGCTTGGGATTGCGTGTCCAACCCGGTACCAGGGCGTCTACTTCCTCGGCCGACCGCGACAGATCGGTGAAGCCCTGCACCTTGACGAAGACTTCGTCCGAGCCTTCTTTCACGACCACGGCCTGTACGACGTTGTCGAAGGTAGAGTTCGGCCCCGTGACGTTTGGGGCGTAGCCGGTGAGCAGCAGGTTGGGGAATGGCGGGCATGGTAGCTCCACCTTCCTCTCGTACAGCCAGAACGTCTGCTTATTGTCCAGAACGGCGAATTGGAGGGTGACTGGGTACTTCATTTTTGCGGGGCAAGTGGGCGGTGGCGTTGGTAAGGCTACCCGTCTGCGGCACGGCCGCAGTTGTGGTGCCGGCAGCGACAGCAGCACGCTCGCGATCGGCGATCTCCTGCCGCTTGATCGGCACGTCGGACGGGGCTTCGAATCCCAGGCGAACTTTGTCGCCCATGACCTCGACGACGGTGACAACGATGTTGTCGCCGATTAGGACACGTTCATCACGCTTGCGGCTCAGTACTAGCATAGCAATGTTCCTCCCTGAGTAGGGTAAAGGTTAGGGGGCGAGATCGATCGAGCGGGTGCGGCCCGACTCGTCTTCGGCAGCCTCTATGGCGGCCTCGTGTAAGTCAATTTCTTCGTACTCGGCGACGACACCGATCAGCCAGTCGCCCAGCGCCTGCTCGTCGTTGGTCCGGAGATCGAATTTCGTAATCGGTACGCCACGATCGGCGACGTAGCCGTGCCAGCCGACGTGGGATGGCGTAATGGTGAGCGACAGCTCCCCCTGGTCTCCTCCGAACACAAACGTGATGCGGGGAGAATTCGTCATCGGGTCGACGTTTTGCAAGTCCTCATCCGGCGGTACAGCGATAAGCTGCCCGCAACGACGGAAGCGAACACCGGCGTCACGCAGGTGGTGAAACAGCGACAGCGCTATAGCCAGGCGGGCGGCCCGGGAGTTTACGATCGTCTGCGCTGTCTCGGCAGCGACCTCGGCCTGCTGAATCTTCGCCGCCCGCGATCGTTGCAGACGCTCGGCGAACGGCACCGCCGTCTGCTGGGCCGTCAGCTCGAAGTTATCGCCGATGTAGACCCAGGCGGCAATTTCTTTCGCGGTCTCGCGATCGATGCCGCGGGCCACGCAGAACTCCGTCACACCGCGGCCGATCATTTCCTTCAGGCAGTCCTTGTTGTACTCGACGTTGTCCCCGTCTGGCACTTCATTGATCAGTCGCACTAGCCCCCCGAACAGCCGCGTGAGCGCCTCCGGAGCGTAGTACGTCCGTGCGAGGTAGTTCAGGTGCAGACCCATTGCCGCACACAGCGAGTAGAACGTGTCGTAGTCGTCCGCATTGCTGCAGCCGATGCGCTTCGCCTCTTCGCGCATGCCGTGGAACACGTCGTTGCGAACGGCGACTTGGGGCCAGTGCTCGCTCATGCTGCCAGGTCCTTGTGGATTCTGCCGAGCAAGGCTGCCTCCCATACGGGGCGGCGCGCCTGCCAGCAGATGCCGCATTTCGTACAGGTGATCTCCGGGTCCCGGTTGACGCCTTGCTCGGGCGGACAGACCTGAACCCCGTTTGCCTTTTTGAGTATAGTCTTCGTGCTCGCCCGGAACACGAGGTCACAGTCATCCGGCGCCGTTTGGGCGTCGGCGTCGTCGATCGCCATGTAAGCGCGACGCACGCCCTGCACTAATGGTGCCGGACCGGTCTCGCGGTCGAGCGACCACCAGAGCTGCACGTTCGGCAACCGGGCCAATCTTAACAACTCGGGGAAGATGTCATCGCACCGCCAGGAGCGGGTGTAGCAAAAAATTTGCACTTGCGGGACAAGGCCGGCTATCCGCACCCATTTCTTGGTGTATCCCACGTCGTAAAAGTCGCCAGCGCAGTGTACTCGCAATACGCGAACGAACTGCCCGCGTAGAGCGCAGGTCATCCATTCGACGAAGCGATCGGTTTGTGAAAATTGGAAATTGCGCTCGTGTGACCTCCTAACGGACGGCATCACAAATAAGCCGCCCGTAGCGTAACACTCCCCGGCGCACAGATGCGATCTCCCTGGGCATGTGGTTATTGCCGGTATGGACCATGTGTGTATCAACGGCCCGAGTTTTTCGTTACCCAGCGGCAGTTGCTTGGGTACGTCTTGGTAAACCGGTAATGTGATTCCAGCTCCAGCCATGAATAATGTTGCTTAGTTGAGTACGTCCGATCTCGCGGTAGTCCTTTCGAATTGAGGACATTTTTTCGCCATCGTTGTGGCGTTGTACTATGTCTCGCACGGCTGCTTCGGTAAGTGCCGCGTTGTAGTGTGCTTCACCAATAACCATGCCGCCGTTGCGTCTTTGATCTTCATGATTATCGTGCGGCGTACCCCAGTAAACATTGTCGAGCCGGCAATCGCCGGGGATGTCATTTTCGTGACACGCTTGCCGCCCGGGCGGTCGCGGCCCGACGAAAGTCAGCAGCACTAGGTGATGCACCTTCCGTTGGTACTTCTTTCCGTCTTTGTACAGCGTTAGCTGGAGATAGCCGCTGCGCACCAGCGTGGCCGGTTGCATCTGTCGCCACACACCGCCTTGGGTGAACTTGCAGCCGCGACCACCTCCGACTGGCCAGATACGTTTCCAGCACGTCCACACTGAGCCATCGGTGCCGACGCGGTAGCCCGGGAACCCTGGAATCGATGCATAGATCGTTTCACAAGTCGATTGCGCGGGCCTCTTTGCCATAGTCTTCCTCTTGATTGACCACCGTCGGCTTGAGCAGGAACTCTTGGAGTTCCAGTTGTTCAGCCTTGACCGCTGGGTCGTTCCAAGGTTCGTAGCTGACCAGCTCGTCAGCCTTGTTGAGCAAGTACCGCTTGATGTAGTCACACACATCAGGCGGGAAGGTGAGCGACCGCCGGAGGCTCTCCTGCAGCAGAGCGCGGAAGGCGGTCTGCTGTCGCAGCCACCGCCGGGCGGAGAGGGCGAGGACGGCCTCCAGCGGCACCTGGTCGTACATTTGGTAGAGCGACTCCACATTGCGCACGCACCAGATGACGGTCTGCCAGAGATGCTGGTCGACCATATCGTGAATACGATATACGCCTTGCGGCGTGGACCAGGTGTCGGACTGGAACCAGTCGATCAGGAACTCCGGCCGCGGGCGTTGTGGGGCGACCGCGACTTCGGACGGGGCGATGGCGTTCCGGGCTGCCTCGGCCCGGCGTTCCGCCGCCTCCCGCATCCGTCGCGTTACCATGCCGCCGAAGAGCCGATCGTTCTCGCGGCTCTGCTCGTAAGAGGCGCTCCGCTGGTTGTCCCGGCCGGGACCAGGGCCAAACGCCGCCCGCAGCCGTGCGTCGGCCGCACGTTCCTCCGGTGTGGGGAACAGGCTTTGGAGATCGTCGGCGTTGATTTCGTCAGACATGGTTAATCCAGCATGATCGCCCGTAGCTCGCGGGTGCCTTCCACCGTCGGTATGTGCTTCTGCACATCACGGACCGTGCGGATCGGAATAGGTTCGTTCTCGACCTTCTCCTTATCGAAGCAAGGCCGAGTGCCCTCCATGTCCTGCGTATGGCAGCAAGTCCGCTTGGGGCTGCCCTTCTTCTTGATCGTCCAGCCGGGGCAATTACAGCTCGTTCGCCGCTCGCCCGTGGTCGGATCAATCCAAGTGATAGTAGTATATTGCGTCAATCCGTTGGACGACAGCCAATGCTGCACGTCCGTGGGCACCTGCGGGCGGTCGTTCACGTGAGCGACGCCGCCGATGAAAGGAACTCCAACGTCCGACTGGATGAACGGTTGGAGTTCCTCGGTTGCCTGTTGTTGTCGTAAGCGTGCCATTAGATGTCGATGCCGCGTAGCTCGCGGCCGAACTCCTGGATATCCGACGCAGCGCTGGCTGCGTTGTTGATCTCGTTCTGGACGGACTGTAGGGCCGCTGAGAAACCGTTGTTTGCGGCCGTCACGTGGTCGAGCGTGGTGGGCGTGGTAATGTTCAGCCGCCGCTCCAACGACTTGATCTGCGTCATCAGGTCCTCGTTGGCGACGAAGTCGAACAGGCGGATCTTGGCGATCGCTGCGTGGACCGGCTTGAAACTCTTGGCCGTGACGTTGCCGTCGCGGGCAATCAGCTCCTGCAGGTTCGCCAGGGCTTCCGCCAGCTCCTCGCGGGGGCCGGCGACCATCGACTCGATCGCCTCTTCCACCTTGCGATGGACGGCGTCGCGAACGATGACGTTGTGGTTGGCCAGCTCGTCCATGTTGACGTCCTGGCCAGCGCCGCCGGCCAATTCGATAGGCACGGCGTCGACGTAGAACTTCTTCCGCATCTCGCTGGCGTCGTGCGGCACCTTGCTGTAGACCGCCTCCCACACGTCCGGATTATCGGCGGCGATCTGGCGATAGATGTCCGCCAGGTCACTGCAAAACTCATCGGCCATGCGGGCGAGCTGGTAGGCGACCGACTGCTGCTCCAACGGGAGCAACTGCCCGTCGCCACCACGTTGACCCAGCGGGGCGCCGTTCTCGTTCACAGGACCGAGCAACGCGGCGAAGTAGGTAGCTCCGACGCTTCTCGGGATTATTCGAACGCCATGTATAGGAAAGGGAACGGACCAAAGCTCCCCCAGCCGTTTTTGCTTCCGCTCGATCTCCTGGAAGCGTTTCTTCCAGGCCTTGCCGGCGCTGTCGCGCGGGCAATCGTCTTTGAGTAAGATCGATCGCGGCGTCGTGGTGTCCCCGTCTTTGACTGCCTTGCCTTCGAGGGCGACGCCGATCTTTTCTTTGGAGATTTGATAGTAGCCCCGCCAGCATCCGAACGTGGGGGACAAGAGCAGCACGCGTTGCTGCAGCGCCTGTTGACGGGCATGAAGCGTGTCAACGGGCTCGTCGGCGAGCATGGTTGTCATTTCAAATAGCGAAGAACAATCGGTGACAGTAGCTTAACCAGCGTGTGGACGGCCAGGTAGATCGGCCACAGTGTTGTAATCGCATAGCACGTGAACAACACTCGCTGAAAACAGTAATGCCGCTGCTGGTGATATACCGGCGAGGCATCCAAGACGCGGGACGTCATGATAGTCCCGACAATGAGATAGGCCCACAGTCCGACGAAGTAGGTTGCTGTCATCGGTTTCTAAGTACCAGGTTTGGGAGCTTCTTTTGGCGGCAGCGTGTCGTGACTGGCCAGCTCCGGTACGACGTCTTCTAGCTTTTCATTGATCTCGATCAGCCTGAAGCCCTCGTCCTCGTCGTCGGCCCAGTACTCCTTGTCGAAGAAGGTGCGGCCGTCATCAAGAATGTAAAAGTAGCCGACTGCGTCGTAACCGCCGATCGGATGAATGAATATCGCCCAGCCGGCAGGCTGCCTCTCGATCTGCACGTCGGGCACATCGTAGTCGTCTATGTCCTTGGAGCCAAGAACGATTCGTACGCCATCGGACTCCAGGAGCAGGATGGACTTTTCGGGCTCCCCCCATTCGGGCTTCGTGTCGTTGGCGACCTCGTTGGGGTACAACCGGCCGTTGTACGTTGGTACGTCTAGGGTTAGCTCACGGAGAGCCTTGCCGAAGGTAGGGATATCGCCGACGGCGATCGGCCCGGTCAGGGCGAAGTCGTCGAAGTCGGTCGGGTCGGCCGGCGGCTCATCGCCGGGCAGCAATTCGATCCCCAGCGACTTGGCCAGCTCCTTGTAGAACGCGTCCCGCTCGTCGGTAAAGGCTTCGGGGACGTTCTTCGGGTCGATGAGGACCGGGTACTGCTCGTACGCCGATCCCTGACCGTGGGTGAGGATATACAGCTTGGCAATGCTCATGGCGGGTTTGGTGAAGTGTCCCAGCCCAATAGCCGGCGGATCTTCGGATGGTCGCGATCGAGCTTGTTGTTCTGCTCGGCCGCGGTGATGATGTCCGTCGACATCGTACGAAGTAGCTCGCCCATCAAACGCAGGGCGTCGCGATCACTGGTTTGCAGGGCCGTCTCCGCCATCAACGTCCAGCCGTTGAATAACCGGCCCTGTACTTGCCCCTCGCCCACGTCCTGTAGGTGGATGTTCAGATTGCGTAGGGGTTGGATGGTTTGCATCTTCAGGATGGCTTAGGAGGTGCTCCGCCAATTTGATCTCAAATGCGGCGAAGTCGAAGTCGGTAAAGACCCGCTCAGTCTGCGGCAGGAACCGCACGATCTGCGGATTCACCGGATGCCTCGCGTACAGGTCCGTGATTTTGGGCAGGGGCATTGGTAGTCTCCGATTGGATACAGGGTTCGCAGAAGGGGATACCGTGGGCTTTGAGCCACACTACCTCTTCCGCCAGGGCAGTTTCTTTGTCGTCGTAAGGGCCGAGGACGGGGCCGTTGACGGGCAGCATGTCCGCGTACCACCGATCCTTCGGTAGCAGCTTCCGCAATTGACCGCTCTGCTCGGTCGTATTACGGGCAAGCAGTATTTTCCGCTCGGTGTCGAACGGTAGCTTCTCGTCTTTGTAGGGGCCGTGTTCGAAGAGCCAAGCAACCGCGGCGTCGGACAGATTGAAATTCGTTTCGACGTGCGACGCTCGCCGTGTCTCAATGTCGCCCTTGCTCGCAGTAGCAACCGCCCGTAGCACCTTCCTGGTTTTCGGGCTGTCAATGGCCCGTATCTCCCCAGTCGGCCCGACCACTATGTTCTCAGCCACGCATTTACTCCCTGGTTAATTCTCCGGTAAGCAACGCCCGTTCGATACGGGCATCGTCCCAACAGACACGCTCTTTAATTCGTTTAATCTGCCGTCTGTGTACACCGAACTGCGCGCCGAGTCTGGTGAGCGTACCCTCGGCGTCGCGTATGTCTAGTATCTGTCGCAATGTGAGTTTGATATTGCCGTCCGCATGATCTCTTCGATGTCGTGCGTCTCAGCGACGGTGCAACCCGTCGCCTCCATAATGATATCACCATACGGCGATCGCCGGCTCGCTTTGTAGGCGGCGACTTGCTCGGAGCTAAAGTCCATCTTTCAAAAACTTGTCGCAGGCCAGCGACGCGTCGCCGCGGTTGGTAATACGGTAGTATCGCCGAAATATCGATTGGTCGTCGACGGCGATCAAACGGTCGAAAGCAGCCACGTACTGATCTTCGACCGCCAATTCTCGCATCAGCACGTACAGCTCGACTTGACTCATGCCGAGCCCTTTAACCTGCAGTACCTGGCCTAGCGTGTAGCCGCTGACAGGTTGATTTTTGCGTAGATCATCCAGGATCGCGTATACGCGATCCTCCCGAAGCTGTTTCCGATCAAACCATTCGCGGAGAAACAGATACATGGCTAACCCAGATCAATGGCCCGGCACTCGCGGCCGTAATCGGCCAGTTGCACCAGGGCGGCTTGTACGGCTTTCGCCCGCTTGGACTCCTCCTGTTGATGGTACGGCGAGTTGACCTTCTCCAGGTCTCGCAACATACCCTCGGCGACATCGCGGTGGCTCCAGGCCGGGCCGACGGTGATGCCGCTATTCTCCCGATCGCAGATGACGAACACCTGCCGGCCGCCTAGTTCCCGGAGGACGATATAGAACCGTGGCAACAACATAGCGCAGTCCCAGATTTCCTCGACGTCGCGGATCACCAGTCGCTGGCAATCCTCCGGCAGATCGGCGAACTCGATCCGCCGGCCGCAGAGACATAGCCGGCCGACGGCCGGGGGCCAATGCCAGCCCGGCTTCTTCCGATGGACCGTGTCGATCGGCTGGTACTTGCTGGTGCCGTGCATCCCGATCCCTTGCGGGTGGAAGGGCTCGGCCGACATCGTGACGTAGGGATATTCGGGAGCACCGCCCTCAGCGCGCAGTACTGATGATCGACCGGTGTAGACCACCGTGTAGCGATCCGCCGATTCGGTCGGCGTGCCGTGGTTGTCGTAGCAGCGGATGTACCGCGGCACGCCGCCGGGAATAAAGCGATCCCGGCGGCGCTGGATTTCTTCTGGGCTGCGTTTTTTGGCCTTGGCCATTAGCCGCCGGTGTGACCGCCGCCGTCGTGAATACGTTCGACACCTTGCTCGGTCTCGAAGAATTCTTGCTTGAGCTGTTCATCGCGTTCGCCGCCGATGTTTTGCATCAAGGCGTCGGTCACCGTCTTGCAGGTGCCGCCTATGTAACCGGAAGCCTCAACCCTGATCTGGCTTTGTCCGGTGGAAATGCCTTTGCGCGGAACAACAATCTCAATTCGTCGTGACATAATTGGGGGCAAAAGAAAACTGCCCGCCGAAGACCGGCGGGCAGGGTGATGTGAAAGGTAAGCGACGCTCCGTTACCGGCTTAGCCGGAGTAGTCGACGAGCGCCAGTTTCACCGAGCCGTCTTCGAGTTCCTGCTCCTGATCGACGGACAGGCCCTGGGCCTGGGCTTGCAACCGCAGCTCCTCGATCGAGTAACGCTGCATCAGCTTGTCCAGCTCGATCTGGTCACCCCAAGTCCCGCCGTAGTTGTCGTAGCTGCACATGCCCGTTTCGGTGTTGATCACCACCGGCTGGTGCCAGTTGGGCAACTTCAGCGAGCGACCCTCGGCGTGGCTGCCATCGAACATACGGTGCCGACCCTTGGCCGACAGTTCGAGCCCCAAGCGATCGCAGGCGATCTCCAGGGCGGCCTCGTTCGTGCACTTGATGTTCTTGACCTGCACTGTGTGCGACATGATTTCCTTCTCCAAATTCAGAATCGGTCACAAGTAAGCCGCCAACGGCGGCTGCCGGGTTCGGGCAACGCCCTTAAATCATACCCCGTGTAATGATCAGTTGTCGAGATCGACTGCCCGTTCGCGACCCCGACGACCGGCTGGGGCCTCGGGGCTGCTGACCGGGCGAGCCCGGTCCTTGCAGAACGTGCGAATCGCCGAGACGCTGTCGGCGTCCCGCTGGGCCATAGGCGTAACGGAGCCAGCGGCCTGGTACAGCTCATCCCACGTCGGCGTACCGCTCTCGCGAGTCTCGTACGCTTGGTAGCGAGCTTCGACCACGACGGCCTCGATCTCGGAGCCGACGAAGTCCTGCATCTTCTTCAGCAGCTCGTCCCAGTCCTCCTTGCCGAATTCGAGCTTGGCTGGGTCCACGCCGCGCTTCCGCAGGTGGATGTCCAGGATTTGCTTACGCTCCGCCATCGTCGGCAGATCGGTGTACCAGACCGCGTCGAAGCGACCAGCGCGGAGGAACTCCGGCGGGATGCCATGGGTCCGGTTCATGGTCATGATCACGAAGGTGCGATCCTGCTTTTCCGACAACCAGGTCAGGAACTTGCCGAACACGCGACGGGTGACGCCGCTGTCGCCCTGCGAGTCCACGGCGCCGCCGAAGGCCTTGTCAGCCTCATCGACGAGCAGCACGCAGCCCCGTTGAGCTTCGATCTGGTTGAGCGCGTCACGCATCCGCTGCTCGGACTCGCCCACCAGGTGACCAAACACGGCACCGACGTCGAGGATGTAGCCCGGCAGGCCGAGCAGCTTGGCGCAGGCCTTGGCGAGATACGACTTGCCGGTCCCCGGCACACCCAGGAGCACGATGCCCTTGGGATTGTCGATGTTCAGCTCGCGAGCCTTTCGCTCGTAAGCCCGTCGCCGGCGATCGAGCCACGGGAACAAGAGATCGAAGCCGCCGATCTCCTCGCGGCTGGCCATGCCCGCTTCGGGGATGTAGGTCAGCACTTCGCTCTTCTTGATGATCGCGGCCTTCTCGTCCTTGATCGTGCTGAGCATTTCGCGGCAGAAGCCGCTGTGCTGCACGAGGCATCGCGACAGGGCATTCTCGGCCTCGGTGGAGGTCAGGCCCATCAAGCAGGCGACGATCTCGTCCTTCAGCTCGTCGCTGCAGATGGCTTTGCCCTTGCCCTTGGCGCTGTTCTCGATCGACTGCTGGACGAAGTCAACGGTCTTATGGAGCTTCGTCTCGTTGGGCAAGGCGAAGTCCAGGATCGAGATGCACGTCTTCAGCTTGTCGGGGATATTCAGCTTCGGGCTGATGATGATCAACGGCCGTTTATGCCGTTTGTTGACGAGCTTGTTCTCCTCGGTCAGGGTCTTGATCGCCCGCACGTTGGCCGGCTCGCGGAAGAAATCATCCAGGTCACGAAAGACGAAGATAAAGTTCTCGCGGAGGGCGGTCATCGCGTTGTCGTCGAGTAGGAAGCGGAGGGCCTCGTTGGGCGAGAAGAACCGCTTCGGATTGGCTAGCTCGCTAGGCAGGTCGGTGCCGGTGAAGCCCTGCACGAAGTCCCACAGCACCACGCGGTGATTCATTTTGCGGCCGACCCGCGAAATCTCCGCTTGGACCCGGGCCTCTTCGGACGTCGGGATGAATAAGCACTGATAGCCAGCGCGAATATGCTCTTCCAGATTGATCTCAAACTCGCTGGCAGGTTGCTGGGTGTCCGGACCCTGGGGCGCAGCGACAGCGACAGACGTTCTCGACATTGGGTTCCTCATTAAAAAAGACAGGCGACTACGTGACGGCGCCTAGCAGACGTTGTACAGCCTGGCTCGTATCGCCGCCACGGAGGGGCAACTTATCGAGCTGGGCGCTGAGTGCTTGGAGGGATTGACGGACGTCGTCATTGATGTCGTCCGTTTTACCCTGTTCAAACTGGTAGACCATGTTGAACATCTCCGGATCGTCGGAGAAGTCGGTCGAGACGGTAGCGACGGGATCACTATCCCGCATGGCGATCCGCAGCACGTCTGGCGGCTGCATGATGCCTTCGGCGTCTAACGCCTTACCGATATAAGCCCTGATCTCATCCGTGAAGGGCTCGTCCTCCTCGGGCGGCGACAGAAGCAAAGCCTCCGTCACGCCCCAGGCGATCTCGCCGGCGTCGGCCGGGTTCCATTGGTTGGGTTCGAGGATATCGCCGCACAGCACGTTGCAGAAATTGATGAAGTCGGGCAGCGATTTGTAAAAGTCTTCGCCGGTGACGATCTTGATGGCCGTCTCCAGGCGGTCGAAGTTAGCTTGCGGGAGGGCGACGTTGAAGTCGGCCTCGATCTCCGCCAGCCGGGTCTCGGGGAGCCAGTCGAAACCTGCGGTGCCGTAGGTATCGACGAACAGGACTAACAGCGTCGTGCCGAAGCTGCCAGGGTCAATCCAGAGGGTTTTGGCATCCGGTGCTGGCACTGTCTTCCCTGACGCAGCGGGAATAATTCCGACGGAACAGCTCCGCCAGATTATAACCGATCGTCTCCAGTGGAGTCACCGGCAGCTTTTGGTGCTCGCCGGTTTCCAGATTCAGCCAACCTACGGCGTCGGTGCAAGTCACGAAATGCGTATCCGCAAATGCGAGTGTTAATTGACTTTCGGGCGGATGGCCAACCCGCAATTCAGGTTCGAGCGTATTGGCTTGCCAGTACCAGCCGCCATAATGCCGCAGTGTGCCGCGGTAGCTGTTTATAATGAGCTGCACGGCCTCGACGGAGAGCCACGGCAGCTTATTCAGCAGGACGTAGGTCCAGGCTATTAAACAACTGCCGCCGTCGAACTCGCCGCACGGGTGTAGCCTGAGCAAGTCCAGTAGCCATACGCGCTTTAGGCCAGATAGCTCTGTGACCGGTATTACTACCTGTCTGGGAAATGGTTGTCTACCGCTCATAAACCTCCGGTGACTTTGTAATCGACTCGGTAGGCGGCCACGGTGCCGCCACGACCCATCATCAGGTCTTCGCTGGTGTTGCCCTCGGCGTCCACCGGATAAGCGGAGCCGTTGCCCGAGATGCCCGGCCGCGAGATACGCGCGCCGGCGGCCTGCAGGGCGTGTCGCTTGGCGTCCGCGGACATGACTTCCGACATGGTTTCGCCTTGAACGATGATCGTACCTTCGCGATCGCTGCAGTTGTTTCCTACGACGGTGAGAGCCACGGTCCAACTCCTTTAAGTGAGCAGTCTTCTTGATACGTGGCCCATCGTAATCGAGCGGCTCGCCGATCAGCAAGGCAGGACCGCCAATACTAAAAGAAAATTGGGCCGCTGATAGCAGCCCAAAAGGCACCCGCAGACAACACGATGGAAGACCTAGATGATCGTAGTGCGCTGCATGAACAGCGCGGTACGAACATCCCTGGTCAACCATCGGTTGCCTGCGGGCTTGTCACCGCGGTTTAGCGGTGGATTTCGAGTTGGCCGTCAGACCCAAAAATGAACGCCGGATAACGCACGGCGAATCGGCGCGGTACTCGCACGGTCCGTTCTTCGTGACGAGCCGCGGTCTCTTCCGCCTGTCGCCAGCTCAGAAACGGCTTGCAGAGCGTACGATCTTCGCAACCGAGCAAATCGTAGACGCGGTCGACCCAGCGGGGGTTGAACTGCGCCGTGTCGTGGTCGTCGTGCAAGCACATATCCGCGAGAATGTTGTCCCGGAGGACAATCCTACAGACTGCCTCTTCCATGCGGACGTTGATGGCTGTAGCGGGCGAATCAGCCGTCGCGACAACAGCAGGTCGCGGCGGGGCGGCGAGTGTAACTGACATGGGGAAAGAACCTCTTGTTCGAAGTACGAGTGGTCTGGGGAAAAACAACGGCGGCGGGCCCCAGAAGAAACCCGCCGCCGCTTACAAACTGGAACTTGCCTCTAACTCTTCTCTCGGCCTCGCGCTTAGCTGCTGTGGGCTGGCTCGCGCGGGGTGTCGGTGGGCTCGGCGCGGTAGCCGGTGACAATGTCGTCGACGGGCTCGAACCGCGTATCGTCTGGGGGCTCGCTGAACTCGGCTAGGCCGGCGAATACACGCCGGGTAATCTCCGCCAGCATGCCGGCGCTGATGTTGCCGAAGTTCTCGATAGCGATGAACACGTTGTATTTGCCGACCCGCAGTTCAGCGGTTCTGTTGGCTTTGACGTGCTCCGTGTAATTGAATTTTGCCAGTAGCTCCGGGCAGAGTTTTCTCGCGCCCATCGTACATAGCTGGCTTATGTTATAGGCCAACTCGGCGACGCTGCCGAACAACGTGCCGAGGGCGATCAGCCCGCAGGAGCTGACTTCCAGCGGAGCCGCAGCCAAGGCGGCGATAGTAAGCGAGACACCGATGGCAACCGGGATGGCGCCGCCGAAGCTCATAGTGATGCCGGCCGCGACAACGGCGGCAACCACAAGGATGAAACGGACGATGTTGCGAACACTGATTCTGGGGATCATGGGATTGGTTCCTGAGTACCGGTTCTGGGAAACAGAGCTGTCGCGGCCAACCGGTAAGGCCGCCGTAGCTCTTTCAAACGAACAAACAGTTGGCCCCGTTTTAGATCGTGGGCCGGGATCGCATATCGCTAACCCTCCTTCCTGAAATGGATTGGCTCAATCTGCGATTGATAACAGACGGTCCTTATTACATGACGCAAAACAGACGAGTTTTAAGCTCGCTGCAGGACGCGGCGGACGAAGTCGGCCATGGTGGGACGAGGTCCAACCGACGGCGTAGGTTCGTTCGACCATTTGAATCGTGGCCGCGGATGGTCGTTCGCCTCTTCGAGATCGACCATGCCAGCGCTGATGTGCTGCCGGGTATGACGCCGGCCGCGACGAGAGAATATCCGCTTGGCGGTGCGGCGAGACTTCGCCGAGAACGGGCGGACGGTCAGGAACTCTTGCAAGTAACGATTGCGTGTCGACGGATGCTTCATACCCACGGCGATGCTCCTTTAGCGCATGAAAAAACCCACACCGATCGGTGAGGGCTAAGAGGGGGTCCTATTACCTGACGCAACGGAGCGAGTTTTTAAGCTAGAACGTGATTTGCACCCGTTGGCCTTTTGCGTTGACCCGTACCGCCCGGAGCTGGCGGGCATTGAGCAGTTGCTTCAGCTCGTTACGCTGGGCCGTCGGCAGCCGCGTCAGGCAATTCGTGAACGCCTGCAGAGCGTTGTTGGTGGCCGTCTGTATCTTCTTCTTGCAGCGGCCGCACTTGGCCTTGGCGGAGGTGATCGCGCCGCGGTGGCTGGATACGCAGCCGAGGTGGGCGAACCGGGGATCGCGGAGGATCTCCCGGGCGGCGCTGTCGTCGATCGTGAATAAGTTGACCTGACCCATTAGCGGTAGTGGAGCGTGATCTCGGCTCCGTCGACTTGGATAGTAGCCAGATCGATCTCCGTGCTGGCTTCGATCGGCAGATGGACAATGACGGCCAGACCGAAATCGCCTTGCTTGAGCAGAGCCGGCGACCAGGTCTCGTCCCATAGGTCGTCAGCGCCGCCGGCGTCGACGCTGGTAAAGCCGGGGCCGGGTACGCAGTCGTCGACCGCTTCGCTCTCAATCAGGCCGATCTCCGGGTGGTGGAGGGCCATGAAGGTGAGCTGCGGGCAGAAGCTGAGATCGCCATCCTGCTCGACCCAGCGAATCGCCAGGCGGGTGCTGATGCCAACGATATCGGCGTCGTCAGGCAGCTCGCTGAAGTCGAAACCCTTGATCACCAGGAGCTGGCTGGAGAAGGCCGGGTAGAGCGTATTGAACGAATAGTTGCCGTCGGACAGCGGCGAGCCCGCCCCTGTACCGTGCTGCAGCCAAGGTGAGCCTACGCCGGCGACGCTCTGTTCGTTGGTGCCGGAGGCCGTGATGGTCTGGACAGGCCCCTCGGGCTCCGACGGTGCGGATGATTCGGAGGGAGCGGAGCTAGTGGATGAGACCGAGGATGCTGGCGGGCAGATGTCGCCGATGTCTTCCTGGCCGGATGGAATAACGGTGTCCATGACGTCCAGCGTGCGCTTGAGCCGACGGACGTCGTCCACGACGGCCTCGATTAGCTCCTCGACCTCGCTGACCGAGCGGATTAGCAGATCGACATAGGGCAGCCGAAACCATTCCGGCCGCTGACCGCTGACGGGCTCGGCGGCCGGGTACTCTTCCAGATCGACCGGCGAGCAAATGTGGCTGAAGAAGCCGGCCTGCTCGCCCGTCTCTGGATTGATGGGCCGCATACGGTAGGCAAAGACTTCGTTTGCCATCTCGCAAGCGTCCGATGCCGTGATCCGTAGCCGAATACCGTCGTGCTTACCGAAGACGTACCGGCTGGCCGCCCAATTCAAGCGAATGCCTCTGGCCATCCCTGCCGCCCTCCCTGGCTCAAAACGAAAAACGTCTCGGCTTAGTGCTCTTAGACGGTCTGTAGAATATCACGCACCGGCCGACGGGCCAACCTTTCTTTCCGGCGAGGAACTCCCGCAGGCATTTAACGCTGTCAGGATTGGCCCTATGGGCAGCCTTTACGGCGTCATAAAACGCATTTACCACTTCAACGACGAGCGACCAGGTGCCGCCGCAACAGTTCTTGGCCTCGCTAGCTGTATACGCTGCCGTCTGTAGAAGCCCCTGCTCCCGCAGACCGGCGAACAGCGGGCACGCCTCGTAGAACTCCGGATTCCGGAGGAGCTGCACCAGGTGCTGGCGGTCGAGGATCAGCGTGCGGCTTTTCATCGCTGGGCTACGAAGTTGGCTGTGCCGGGGTGCGGCATGGACAAGCCGCGTCGCTTGATGGAGGACGTGTTGATGATGGTCTTACGGCCGTTGAACATCTTCAGCTCGTAGCCGCCCTGATAGAGCTGCTCCCCAATGCAGACGTCCCCGCCGTTGTGTCCGATGTCGCGATCGGGGATGTCGCAGCGCATGATGGCTTCGTGGGTGATCGCCCACCAGCCGCCGGTGGCGAAGATGATCGAGTTGCCGTTGGGAGCGGGCTTGCCGCCCTGGGCACGCCACGGCCGCTTGCGGAACCACGGCCGGCTCTCGTACCAGGCCCGCTGATTGTCTTTCAGATTCCAGACGAACTTCGTCCCGAACATGTGGCAGTTGCCCTGCCGGTGGTGCTGGACGATGCTCTGCGAGAGCAGGTTCAACCAGTCCGGCGTCCGATCGGCGATCGAGTCGTCATCGAACCAGATCACCCACTTGGTGTTGATCGGGCAGATCGGGTCGTAGAACATCTCCCGCATCACCGGGTACTTCATCGCGTTGTTGTCGTGCCGATAGTGCTTGGTGATGATTCCACGATCGACGTGGTCGCGGATCATCGCCAGGCTTTTTTGGTTCAGCTCGTTGCTCGCGACCCGCAGGTCCATTCGCGGCCCTGGCACCGTGCGAACGATTGACTCCAGGCAGCGACGGTGGAGGTCGTAGTACTGCTCCGGCCCCCAGAACAGCACGCAAATCGTGAAGCGACCGCCGACGTCGGGATGGTCGAAGATAGTGGCGCCGGGTTTGTTCTGGGCGTACTGCCCGGGCTGCGTGGCGACAACGCGATTCTGGTGACCAGGGCCACGCCCCTCCATTCTGGCGGACGGGTTGCGGGCAATCACGGGAGCCGTCAACGGAGCCCCTGGCACGATTGGCCGCGGAATACCATCGGGCGGAGCACAGGTAGCCAGCGCGACGACATCGGGCAGCACGGTGTGTACGGAGTCGAGACGAATGGAGGGGCAACGGGTGTCGGTATAGTCGGCCATGTTACAGATCGAGTTGGAGGGCTGGTCGGCGTGTCACCGGCGCCGGCTTCTTGGCGAACGTAGAAACCTCACCCGCGTCGGTCAGCGACGGGTGGAATACGGAGCTAGGCTGGAGCGACGGCAGCGTGCCATCGTCGTAATACGACTGTGCGGCCGCGACGACCATGTCGGGTGTGATCATCTCCAAGCACAGCGGCACGGCCTGGCCTGGTGTCAGCACTGGATGTTTGCAGAGCGAGTCGTCGTCGCTGATCTTGACGACCTTGTTCTTCCAGCAGCCGTGGGCCGCGCAGCAATCGAGCAAGCCGATCGTATGCAGACAGCGGTGCGGGACCTTGAGTTGGCCGGAGGCGAGCGGGCCGAAGCCGGAGTTCTCGTTGACGTAGGCCTCCCACCACCAGGCTTCGCGACCACCACTGAGCATGACGCAGGGTCGCTGGAGAGCTGCCGCCATGTGCATCGCGGCCGTGACGCCGCAGATCACGCCGTCGGCGTGCTTGATTAGCCGCAGCATGTCCCGCAGGTTTGACTCGCCAACCAGGTTGAGCGTGTTGTCCAGCGGCGGATGCCAATGCCCGCTGTCGGTGCTGCCGATCTGAACGACGCCGAGACCTTTCTCGACGAGACGATTGACCGTCTCCTGCATCTTGGTGATCCGCCAGACCTTGGCGGTGAAATCGCTCTTACCGCCCGAGATCACGACCCAGTACCGCCCACTGACCAATGGCACCGTGGCTTCGTCGTGGGACAAGTGGATATCACCATACGGATAACGCAGCGGTACTTGAATACCGACCCGTTTATGGAAGTCGCGATGGAACCAGGCTAGGAAGTGGACCGTCTCGGTCTTCTGGGCTCTGATTCCGTCGCCGTACTGGCAGTCGACGTACTGGATGCCGTGCTGATCCTTGCGGTTCTTCAGCGGCGTCAGGTAGGGGTTGTTCCGCCAGATATCCGGGGCCGACGTATCGACGTCGATCTCCAACTCCGGATAGGTCAGCTTCAAATCACGAGCCAGGGCTGTCAGAACAGTGACGTCACCCGGAGCCCGGTTGTGACGCAATACAAAGCGACGAGACATTACACCCTCCCTGGCAATCTCTCAATCCTGCACGCTATTACGGTACGATCTTAGCCGGTACGTCGCACAGCGTGCAACAGGCGGCGGTCGGTAAGACGGTCACCATGGAACAGGCCTTAAATATAGCGCAGCTGAAGATTTTAATGTGCACGTTGCCGGGGCACATCTCGCATTTGGTCTGGTCAATCTCTTCGCCGCGATGGGGGCAGGATTCCCAGCTGAATGTCTTACCGGGGCAGTCCCGCATGATGATATCCAGCGAGCGAAATCGACACTCGCTGCACTCGTACCCGCCGACGGCGCTGATGACGAAGTTACAGGTCATATTATGTCGTCGTCTGCATAATTCAGCAGTCGTTGTAGGAATGGGCAATTATTGTATGCACAGCCATCGGTGATGTTCGAATCGCCAGACAGAAAGAAAAATCCGCTGCCTATTTGCTCTACGGCGACAACGACATTGCCAGCGTCGGAGATCCACACACTGGTGCCTCCGTCAATTCTGGATGCCCGCGCTATTTTGAGCGTAGTTCCCTGCGCAATGTTGGCTGCCCCGGGTGTACAGGTGTTAGTAGCGCTGTCGCATAAAGTTCCCGATTCGTCGACCGTACCGCCCCAGGAAAGTGAGCTGCCAATAGCGGCTAAGAAGCTGGCCAGATTCGCAGCGTCCGCCAGACATCCGAAGAACTCCGCCTGCATCCACATGCGGCCGCCATTTTGCAGGTATGTCTGAATTGCAGGCCACTGCCCGGACGGAAAGCGCACGGCATTACCGCAACTGTTACGATTGCCGGCGAAAACCAGACTGCATTGCGAGATATTACTAATATCAAGTTTGAGATTGACGACGATGTCGTTATTCGGGAAGCAGCTCTCTGAAACGGCCCATACTCCCTCGTCATAGCCGATCACGCCGCAGCAAGCATTGCCCCCGCTATCCACTGCCGGCCAACCAAGCATGTTGCGATCCTACCTATGAAGAAGACGGACACTTGTTGGCTGTGACCATTTTGTACGTAAAATTGCCGCTGTTGTCGCATTCGCGATAGGCCCAGCCCGATGCACCTGACGCGATCGATTTTCCGGTCGGGATTTGACCCGGGTCTGTGATTGTAATCGCACCGTCCGTGCTCGTAGCCGAGGCCGAGCCGCCGCTGGCCAAATTACTGGTTAGCGTAAAGAAAATCAGCTGCGGCATGCACGGGATGTTGCCGGTGTCCAACAGCAAATTGAAATTCGTCAAAATCAAATCGCTCAGTCCGCCAAAATCGAAGTCAAAATTATAAGCGCATGGTGAGTAAACATTGTCCGGGCTAGTTCGTGTAACCGTGATTGGCACATCAAGCAGTGCCTCAGATGCGCTGACGCTGCTGCCGCTACTGAAGATTATTTCGTTGAAAAGCATTGTGCCGGTGGCAGTGATCTCGGCACAATGAATCCGCGGTCGTGGTACCCGTAGGTGAAAATCAAACTGATAAGCACAGCTCGGCGATGAATCGCAGGAGCCGGCGTCAGCCAACTGCGTGATAATGACGTCCGCACCTTCGCTACTGTCGCTGGTTACCTCGATCGTGGCCGTCGCAGCGAGCGTCGGGCAGGGGATACATACCGGGAACGGCGGCAGTGGCTCGGGAATTTCGATCGGCGGAATGATCACCGGTTGCGGCGGGAAATCGATCGGAATTTCGATGTCTGGCTGATCGAAGATAGGGGGCGGTGACGGGAGCACCTCGCACGCGCTGTTGAACTCGAAGTCAAGCGTTGCGATCGACGATAACGAGCAGCCAGTGGTCGGGAAGAGTGGCCTCATGCTCCCTCCGACGATTCTGAGCTGCCGCAGAAGGCCGCGAAGTCATGCAGGCTGCGGTCCACGACCAGCGTATGGGCTTGCTGGGGATCGGTATAAATACGAATACCCCGACCAGCGCGAATTTGCAGATGTTTGCCACCTTTGCCGTTGATAGATTTGAGAATTTGTTTGCAGGATGGACCGCCGGTATAGAACGGACTGTCGTCTGGCTTTTGCTCGTTCTCGAAGATTGGTATCTCCTCGCACTGGCGGCCCTTGCCGGCACCGAGGTTGGCACTGACCGTCAGCCGATTGTTCTGCTCATCCTGGCGGATAGCGCAGTTGTAGCCTTCGACCAGCGCGATATGTCCTTGGAGACAGCGAGCGATCACAACCAGGTCAGTACTGTCCTCGTCCGGATCGCACATGCTGGGAAGCGCGGCATGCCGTCGCGGAGAGTTTACGACATTGAACGACTGCACCCGCGAGCCGTTTAAGCTCTGGATACGGCCGGGTTCAATGAGCCATAGAGCCGGAAAGACAATAGAGTCACCGCTGGCAATCGCCGTCAGCAAGGCATCGAAGCGGCCGGTGACCAGGAAGCCACGCCATGACGGAAGCGTGCAGTCATGCGCGGCGGAGCCCTCCCAAGGCGTGCCGGCGTCGGCCCATTCAGTCGCGAACTCGCCGGCGGTGGCGGAGTCGCGCGTAAACGTCAGCGTGTCGTCGGAGGCCGTAGTACGGAATTGGTAGGTGAAGACTGTACCCGTACGTGAAATCGAATACAGGTAGACGTTGTCCTGCGTGTCGTCGTACGCAATGTCGGGACCCATAATGGCCCCGAAGTCGACGATGGCCTCTTGCGGCAGCGCATTGGAGTTCAACACCGTCTGGAACGGGTAGTCTCTATACTCTGATTCGTCGTACCAGCCAGCGCGTGCCATTTGGTTTCTAAGTACCGGCTTGAGTGTTGACTTGACCGACGGCCTCGATCACCAAACCGGCGTCTTCGCCGTAGATGCGGAGGATCGTCTGGTCGTTAAAATGATCGCCGACGGTGAGCTGATAGTTCCCGTGGTCGTCCGGACGGCAATTATTGATCGTGAGAATGAAATTCGGAACATCAAAGTCATTGACCTCGACGCAGTCCTTGCGAATGAACAGCGGATCGCCGACGACGTTGAGCACGATGTTCTCCGAATCTTCGTTGGCCTCGAACACTAGGCCGTCGTCCGCTACCAGCCATACATCGCCAGCGAGGATGCTGCCGTCGGCGAGCTGCACGCCGCGGAGGCCGATCTCCGGCGTGGGAATTACAACCGAGGCCACGAACTCGGCGTCACCGATCGCGAAGTTGTGCGTGCCGACGGCCCAGGCGCCGAAGCGGGCCAGGCGGAGCGCGTCGGAGACTAGAATACCGGCTGGCCGGCCCAGGATGTCCTCGAAGCGAATGATGCTCGGGATCGTTAGTAGGTCGATCGTGCCGGTGGCCAGCACCGTCCGCGACGAATCGCTGATCGAGATAATAACCTGGTCGCTGGTGACTTCTACTCTGGAGATGCCAATTCGACTACCGCCGCCGATCGGATAGAAGCAAGCGTCGAGGAACGTATCGACGTCGATCGCCTGGGTCGTGTCCGCCGTCAGCGTCGCCGTGTCGGCGAACGGGTAGCGCGTGGTCTCAAACTCATCGCGGAACTCGGGGAAGATGATGCGGTCGGGCATTAGTCGATTGGCTCCAGGCTGACGGAGTAATAGCGGACCACGGAACGATCGGAGCCCAGGCCGAATCGCCCCTCGGCCGGCAGGTAGCGATTGGTGGTGGTCGAGAAGCGGACGCCCCGCCAATCCGGCTGCGTGACGCCGGCGACGCTGACCCGCAGCGACGTCTGGTCGTTGAAGCCGCGAACCTCGGCGGTCAGCCGGTAGATGTGATCGTATTGGATTGGATCTTTGACGGTGACGCTATGCACGTCGGCTAAGGCCACGCCGTTCCACCGCATCAGTCGCAACCGCCCGTTCAGACGATCGAGAACGACGATGAAGTAACTATCGCGACCCGTGCCGGTCTGCCAGGGCTCCCGGTAGTTGAGCACCAGGCCGCCGTTGGCCGCCGAGCCTGAGCGACCAATACCTAGATCGGTGCTAATCCGCACGCCATAGCGCTGGGCCAAGACCGTATCGTCGAGCACGGCCACGTTGCGACGCGAACTGTTCTGACATAGGCAGGCAGTGCCGTCGGGGGAAGTCTCCAAGACATAATCGCCGACGATCTGCACGAGCGGCGGGGCAACGTCAGGCATGAAATGAATCAAGCTGGGGAGGTTTACCATGACGTCATCCAGCGGAAGCGAGGAGCCAGCAGGCTCGTCTTCTCCGACGAACGGCATGGCGAACGCTTGGAACATCATCATGTCGTCGCCGGCGGACATGGATGACGATTCGAGATCAACGCACAGGTCTTCGCCCACGAAGCGGCCGGGTTTGTTGGTGTCCACGCAAACGTCCTCCAGGCCGAGTGATTGTTCGAGGGTAACGCCGCCGAGGCTGTCCATTTCGTCCGCACAGTCGCCATACGGCCGGGCGGTCAGGTGTTTGAACCGGATGCGGATGTTGCCATGGCAGTCAGGAGCGACGCCGTTGATCGTCTCGATACCCTCGCGATCGCAGTTCCGGCTCTCCGGTCGTTGATCGCAGGGTCCGAGATACTCGGACAGGACGTTGCGGCCGGGCGTGGCTGACGCTAGGCGGAAGACGATTGCCGGCCGGTCGACGAAGTCGAGTGTGCGGATTTCGCGGGCGATGGTGATATCGCTGCCGCCCTGGAGCTGTACGATCCCGCCGAGTCGTACGTCGCGACCGCCTTTGCTAAAGGACTTCACCGGCATCTCGTCATAGGGCGAGGCACAGCGGGGCAGGATCAAACTCTGCTGTGGGGTTGAGAAGCGGCCAACAAAGGGCTCTTCGACATTGCCGAAGACGATGAACCCACCCACCCCGCGGTACATGGGCGTAATCGGGTAGTTGACAAAACGGAGCACTGGTTTGACCAGGCTGACCACACCCAGTGGTACGAAGTCGCTCATGGCCGTCGGCGACGTCGCCGCCAGGATGACGACGTTGACCAAGTTATCCGTCACCGTAATACCGCCGACGTAAGCGTACTTACCGACCGATCGCGGGAAACTGAGGTGGAGATCGACGAGGATGTCGTCACGCAGCCGCGCGCCGTCGTCGCCCGTACCGGTAGCGGTGTCGGCCAGCGGATAACGCCGGGTCGATTGTTCGCTATACCAATTTGCGTTGCGGATGGGCATTACGGGAATTCGCTAGACGAGGAGAGCATGGCGATGTAGCAGCGGAGCAGGTCCTGCGCGTCGTCGGGCACGGCTGGGCAGTTGAGAATCTTGGTGTCGCTGGTGGGCGAACCGCCACCGCCGGAGCTGGAGCTGCTATCGCCGCTGTCGCCGATGTCGATCGGCGCGCCGTCCAACTCGCCGGTGATCCGGGCGGTGACGACGTAGGGCACAAAGCACTCCGGAAACTCCAGCCGGAATCGGACCGACACGGAGGCGAAGGGTTCGACCGAGTCCCAGTGGGCTGTGAACGTCGGCCAGGCGCCTTGCAGCGTGTAGCGTTCAGTGAGCCCGCTGCGACGGCCTGGTTTGCGACTCGCACCGGTGATCAGCGTATAACCCGGTACGACGGTCGCCATGTCGTCTGGGCTGGCTGACAGTTGGAACGTAATCGTCAAGTCGCTCAGACATTCTTCTGTGTGGTTGCTGTATTGCCCGGCGATGTCGATGAACGGGCAAATCTGCGGCTGCATGAAGATACGCAGCGGACGACTATTGATGCAGGCCGCGTGCTTGAGGAACCGCTGGCGGTTCTCGTGATAGATGCCGCGACTGGCCATAATCGAGTTGCCGATTTGCTTGTAGTCGCCGGCGACGCGGTTCATATACCTGGCAACTGCGATATAGTCGTCGCAGTCACAGCACGCTTTGCAGTCGTTGGTGAGTTGGAGATGTCCGTATTGTTTTGACTCTGGCCAGCCGCGAGCGGCGGTCGTTGTGCCGGCGCGGCTATCTGGTAGCGGCTCCTCGGAGAGCGTATCGTTGCCGGGCGACAGCATCGTCACCGGCCGCGCAAAGACGAGACTGTCGTCCCTGATAATCTGCGTCGGCCGGCGAAGTCCGAAGCAATCGGCGGCGGCCAGGTGGAAATCGCCCGCAGCGGTCGGAGCGATGCTATTGATCTTCGTGATTGCCAACGGCGGTGGGTCGCAGTCGGGGAAGACGCCGTCGCCGGCGCCGGGCATCGCGTCGAAGCGAATCTGATGTTTCACGCGACCGCCGTCTGCGATCTTCACGGCCTGGTGCGTAACCACCATGTTGTAGCCGGCCTGCAAGTCCACGCGCTTGGCAGTGATCGAGTCTAGCACCGCGTTGATGGAGCTTACGCGGCTGGGGATGACATGGATCGCCCGGCTGTCGATCACCGCACTTTGTGGGATGATGTGGTGGCCGTACTGCCGCGGCTCGGGGTCGTTATCCGGCGACCAGGCTGTATGGATAACTGCCCGTAACGTGCGACCCTGCAGGTGCCACTCGTAGATACGATTGCGGGGTCCCCAGTCTCGGATCTTGATGTCGTTAGCGTCGCGGGTGTCGTAGACGACGTGGTTGGTAGCGTCGACGATCACGATGTTGTAGGGCATCAGCACGACGGGATGCGGCGGGATTCCGGCGGGAATTCCGGGCAAGCAGCCGAAGCCGTGCATGTACCGGATATGGAAGGGTGGTCTGTAGACGCCGACGTGCTCTAAGTACAAGTCCGCCAACAAGTAGCGAATATCTTCGGAGGGATCGATGAGCGGGTAATCGACGCCGCTTTGCGGCTGCACCACGCCGATACCCTCGCGGCCGCGAGGGTCGGTCTGGAAGTCGTCGCAGGCGAATGGCGCGCTGGAGAGACTGGAGCCACTGGAAACCGAGCTGACGAACTCTGAGCTGTAGGTGGCGAGCATCTCGCTCGACATCTCGGACGAATAACCATAGCTGGCGGAGCTGCTGCGCATAGGTTTCTAACAGTCGATACATCCTTGATCAGCCAGGCGGCTGCCCAGTACGACGTTCCGCATCTGAACCACTTCGGCTTGCAGAGTGTTGGCCAGGCCGCGGAGCGTCGCCGCCCCGTCGGCGAACCGATCGATTTGCCGGGTGAGCGGGTCGAGCAGATCGCAGCCGCAGCACGGCTTCGAGCAGCTATCGGTGAACTTGATCCCGTTGGCTATGGGCACAAGCTCGATACAGTCGTCGCCGACGATGCGGAAGTTGCCGTCCTGTAGTGGTGGAATACCGTTGATGAACCGGATGGGGTCGCCCGTGATGTTCTCGTCGCAGGCGCAGGTCGCATTAAGTCCCTCCCCGCTAATCGCCGAGAAACTGATCTGGGCGCTGTCAGCATCGCTCGACACGACCGCGATACGCATGTTGCTACCGGCGATGAGTTCAATGTCGCCGTAGTAGGTCGGGCTTCGATCGGTGCCATTGACAACGGCCACGCCGGCGACGCCGCGAATTATCGGACGGATCGTATCGACTTCTAGCGGCGTGGCGGCCGGGGCGAACGTGTAGAGCCCCGGCGGGAGTTGGTCGATCTCGTCGAGTGCTCCAATCGTGATGTGGCCGACCGTATCGTTGAAGCTGTCGACGCCGCCGACGGCATAGCTCCGGTTCTCGGTGTGCGTAGCCTTGGGGATATTGGCCGTGGCGATTAGCGGCGGGCTGAGCGTATTGTTGTCATAGCCAATGCCGATGTTGTAGCCGGTTGGGAAGATCCCCAGGTCCCGCAGGAAGAACCGTTCCGGCTGTACGCTCAGCCCGGAGTGGATCGGTAGATAGAACTCCACGATGAAGCTGTCGGGCAAAATGATCGTGTTGGTCTTGTCGCGCTTCGTGCCCCAATCAGCGATCGGATAGGCGCGCTGGGAGTTCTGCCCCAACCATTGAAGATTCCAATTACCCAGCGGCATGCTTAGCCTCCGGAGACAATAACACCGACGGCCCGTACGATGCCGATGTCGTTGTCATAGGATGGCGAAGCATCATCAGCGCGGGAGAGCTGGATGTAGATTGTGTCCCCGGGGGCGATCGTGAACTCGTTGGACTCCACCACAATGACATGATCAGCGGCGACGCCGTCGGACGGGTCGACGACGTCAAAGGTGAGTGCTGTGTCACCTTCGGTGATAGCCGTCGGCGAACCGTCAGTAGGCAAAGCCAGTCGGTAATAACCGGCCGTCACCTCCGACCAGGGCCCCACGATTCCGCGACCGAACAACCAGGTACGTAGGACGAGCTTTGGGTTGGACGGCAAGCCGGTGACCGGCACCTCAAACCGCATGCGTACGGCGCTGTCGCGATCCGTCGGCAGGCCGAGATAGGCCACGCCGCGGAACGTCCGCTCCAGGGCATCCTGCAACTTCGTCAGGACCGGCGACAGCTCACGCTCCCCGGGCTCCAGGTTCACGTCGAGCGTGATGATGCCCTGGTGGACGACGTCGGTCTCCGGATCGCCGGGCGTCTCGTAGCGCTGTTGATCGCTGGTGATTACGATGTTGTCGTTGCCGGCGATGATGCCTTCGACGACGTAGCCTTCGTCGAACTTGAAGCCGGGGCCGACGATCTGCTTGAGCACCTGGGAACCGACGGCGTCGGTCTCGCCGATGCTGGTGGATAGATCGAGGCGGGCTTTGAGGGCTCCCGTCTTGGCTTCCGCGCTGTCGCAGTTGACGAAGCTGATCGGCTGGTCGGTGTCCGGCTCCAAGCTCGTTACGACGCTCTTGTCCGTGGCGAAGAGCATGGAGGCATAGGCCAGAATCAACCGCATGTGGTCTGTGGGCGGGCAAATCTCTTGACCCGACGACAGCGATTGCGAGGACAGCGACGCCGAGGCCTCGGTGAAGGTGTCCAGCTCGGGCGGCCACGGCACTTCGCCGGTGCAGTCCGTCATCCACCAGATGCCGTAACGGTCGATGATCACGCGGGGCTCGAAGCCCCGGGTCGGAATTTCCGTCGCCCCGCGGAGCGAGCCGTCGCCGCGATCCCAGAAGACCACCACGGCTTCCAGCGGAATCGGTGGCCATAGTTTGGCCAACTCAGGATGGGCCGCCAGGTTGTAGCCGAAGTTCGCGCCGGTCGGTGCGTGGCCATTGAAGCTGGCGTCGTCGGCCGGCAGCCAGCCAGCCAGGCCAGCGTCGGCGTTAGTGATCGTGTGATGGCCGTCGGTAGGCGGCACCGTGTCGCCGGCCGGATGACAGACGAGATCGAAGCGGTAGTGGATGTGTGATTCGAGGAAGTCGCGGGTCTGGGGATGGACAACCGCCCAGACGTTCTGGTCGCAGTCGTCCTGCGGGCCGATAACGTGGCAGACCGGGACGCTCACCGCCGGCCGTTGCCGCGTGAGCTTGCCGGCCTCGGCCGACGACAGGTAGTACCGACCCGGAATCAAGTCGCCGTCGATCGCTGCTGCGAGCGTGCTGAACTTGGCCACACCGATCGTAGCGATGTCGGCCAGCGTGGCGTGCAGCTTGCGGAGCACGAGCCCCAGACAGTCCGACGATTCCAACGGCACCAGCGTACCGCTCTCGGGATCGGGCTCGACGCCGGCGAGGGCCAGCTCGAACTGCTGCGTGGTCTTGTTCCAGTACACCGGCTGGCCGACTTCGGCCTCGGCAATGATAGTTTGCTCGGGGTAGACGAGGAGCTGTTGCGCCTCGATACCATCGAGCCGCTCCTCCAAATAATTTTCGCGGGCTTCGAGCTGCCGCGTCGGACGACTGGTGTTACCAGACGACACCGGGCTCCCGGGAGCCACGTGCCGGACGCGTGAAACGAAAGCTCTGCTCACCGATCACTCCCTTGATCTGTTTAAGCGACGAGTTTGTCGCCTTTACTTAAATTACAAAAAGCATGGGCCGTTTTCACGTTGTCATAGGTGTGTGTACCACCTCGTGAAATCGGTATGACGTGATCCATGTGCATTTTGTCAAAAAGCACTGGCTTGTGACAAATATGGCAAATCCCGTCGTCGCGGGTGAATACGGTTCGTTTTACAATGCGTTCGACTCGCGGAGCATTGGCTAGACGAGCGCTTCGGATTGCGCGGCGTTGCTTAAAGCTATCTGGGTTTCTCCTATAAGCGCGACGACCGGCAGCACGCACGACCTCGCGATTGCGACGTCTTTGGCGAGCATTATGCTTCCTACGATTCTGGTCGATATTACTGCGGTACCAGCGCTTACGGTCGCGTTTGACTTTTGCTGGGTCGGCGGCGCGAATTCGGCGCTGACGCAGTCGATTCCAGCGACGAAGTCGAGCCTGATGTCGTTTTCGATAAGTCCGGCCGCGGGTATTTTGCGATCGCCGCGCTTGCGGCGTTTTTGACTTCTTACTGCGACAGACCTTGCAATAGCAATTACGGCCATCCGCACGACGCTTGGCAATGCCGAATGCGTCGAGCGGTTTCCCGCGTTTGCAGGCCGAGCAGATTTTCAACATTGCCCCTGCTCCCTCGGTTTACGGCCGCAGAAATACGATATCCCAGGTGACGCCCACTTGATGCGAAACCTCCTTGACCACCTGCTCGTCAGCCGGGAAGTAGGTCCGCGAAAAGACAATGTCTTGCGTATGGTCAGAAAACTCCGGCGTCGCCACCAGGGCCACGCCGAAGACTTTCGAGTTGACGGCGTCGCTGTACTCTTTGCCGTGGGTGCCGACGGCACCGACGGAGAGGGCGAAGAAGGTGAGCTTGTTGCCCTGGCCGGCGGCGAAGACTTGCTCGTAGCCGTCTTCCACGCCGAGCAGCGGACGCTGGTTGAGAGCGACCCGCAGGTAGTCACGGCTGGGGCTGAAGGCCAGCTCGTCGTAGTATTCGATGCCTTCGGTGGTATCGAATGCTGGGACCGTGACAGGATCGTCCGGATCGCCGACGTTCTCGAACTCGATGTACATCGCCGACGGATGGTAGCCAGGGACCCCGCCCAGAGCTTGCGCGGCGGCGAACATCCAACCGTCTTGAATCTGGTTGAACTTAGGCGGCTTGGGCAGATACAGCCCGGTACGGACGTCGTAACGTCCGAGGCCCACGCGGCCGTAAACGCCACGCCGGCCGACACTCTCAACTACTCGCAACGTCATGTCGCTTCGCCTCCTGCGATTATTGGCAGACTCCTGACACCAGCCGCAGTTGGGGGCGGTGTTCGCTCACTGCTGCGATCTCGTCCCGCCGGGGCTCCATCGCCGCAAACGTCCCGACGGTCTCACCGACGGCATTGGTTGTAACAGAATCCGCCGCCGGAGTCAGTTCCACTATGACAATTAAGGCGGTCTGGGGCGGCACTATCTTCCGGAGGAGTCGGGAGTTACGCAGCCCGACGCCCTGGCCAAGCGTGCTCGCCTTGATCTGAACGACGACGCAGTTGGATCGCAGGATGTTCTGTGCGAGGAAAAGGAGCGGATTGATGGTCGTGGGAAGGGCAGCCGCGGTAGGCTCTCCGTCTCGGACTGGTCGCTGATCCAAGAGGTGGGCCAGTGTGCCTCGCCGGTAGTGCTGGTCCTCGGTGTCGCAGCCGTCTCCGGGGATACGGAGTGTGCTGACGTCTTCGCAGTTATCGATAGGGCGGAGGGCTTCAGCCACACCGTTAGCATGTAGATCGTCAAAGAAACGATCGACGTCCAGAGGAAAACCTCCAAGAGGAAATCGCAGCTTCGTAAAACCAGACGGATCATCGGTAATGACCTCCAGCGGGAACTCTTTGTTCTCGAAGACTAGATCACCATAGTAGCAGCTCGCCAGGAACCCGGGACCCATGGCCAGGGCTTGCAGGCGGTCGTCGAGCTGCCCGCGGTTGAACTCGAAGAAGAGGAAGCTGTCGACGAGCGGATCACCGGCGTGGACTGTGTCACCCACGCTGACGATCGGGTTAGCGTCCGGGTGGAACTTATAGACATGCTGGTCGGTGATGATCAGGCGGTGGGATTTATCCAGTTCGATAAACTCTACCGTCTCGGTGGCTTCTTCGACTAGCGGTACGCCGGTCATGGCGGAGAAGGCTGCCTCGACTTGCCGCTTGGCCGTACCGCCGACGATCGAATCGAAGACGGCGTTCATGATCTCGCGGTAGCCTTGGCTGGACTTCAACCGCAGATCGAGCACATAGCCGAACTGGCGGTAGATCGTCTCCCAATCGAAGTCGCCTTTGAACACCCATAGCAGGGCTTCGCGGTCGACGATGGTGCCGTCCTCATAGACCGGGCGGACCGTCACACGGGGATCGGTGAAGGGGTTCTGTCGGAAGGTGATCGCCCCGATTGTCGTGTCGATTGTGAAATCGACATTCTTGGTCCACGTCAGCGAGGCCGAGAGGAAGCGGTTGAGGACCAACGGCGCGTCGACCAAGTCTTTTGGCAGCGGGAATGCGTGCGCGTCGCTGATCAGCGGCACGTCATAGCTGTCGATGCCATCATAGACAAGTCCAGTGTCATACCGCGGCAGCGACGTCGCGGCACTGTTGCGCTGGCTCTCCCGCACGACGAGCAGGTACCAATTGTCGCGGTGGAAGATCGGTACTTCATAGCGACTCAGGGCGGCGATCGTCTGGGCGGCATCCAGCATCGACTGTAGTTCGAGGTTGGCCTTGGCCTGCACGTACGCCGAGACCTGGTCTTTCCGATCGTAGATGTCGGCCCAGAAAGTCCCCATGGTGCTGAGCAACACCTTGGGCTGGTCGTAAATAGTGGCGGGGTATTTCACAGGGATTGCTTGAAGCCTTTGGCGACAACGCTAATACCAATATCGTCAGCACTGAGGAGCAGTGCTGTCGTGCGACCGGTCGTCATGATGCTGGCCTTGTTAGGCAGCTCCAGCACCGTCTTGCTGCGGACGATGACGTTCTGCCCGTCTGGCTGGCGGATACGGCCATGCAGGTCGATCGCGCCGACGGCCTGGCGTTTCGTGAGGTAGTTGTGGACCACGTCGGCAATGACCGAGGCATGCAACTGGCCGGGGAAGTCGAAGGAGTTGACGCGGGCGGCGATGTCGTTCTTGATCGACCCGAGGTCCGGTGCCGTCTCGTTCGACCCTTGCTCGATGTTGAAGTTGATCGACAGGAAACAGGGGACCGCGGCTTTGACGAGCACGTCGCCGCCCGGGTCCCGCACGTCGCGGCCGCCGATGAAGGTTTGCAGCTCGGAAATCAACGGCATCGTCGCGACGACGATGTCGTAGTCTTTCGTCTGGCCCAGGGCCATGGCCGAGACATCGGTCTCGGTATCGAGGAACTGAATCACGGCGGTCTGGTAGGGGCTATAAGCCGCCTCGACGGCCGTGACGATATCCGGCAGGAAGCCCGCGCCCGAGAGGTCGAAGCCGCGGACGTCGGAAGTCACGGCAAACCCGGAGTCAATCGTCGGATCGGCTCCCGCCGGCAGGACCTGCGTGATCTCGTAGAAGCCGGGGGCGTCTTCCTTCGCCATCGCGAATTGCCAGGTGCTCCCGCCGCCCAGCTTGGCGACCAGCACGGCCGTCTTGTGGAGCGTGATCTCCTTGGCGATGTCGGCGGTGCGAGAATAGATATCACAGCGCCCGAGCAGGGCGATGGGGACGATGGAGTGAAACGCCCGCTGCATCTCCGGGTTGCCAGAGCCGATGATCGAGTAGTGCAGCGTCTGGGCGAACGTCGGTTGCTCTTTGATCAAGGCGACAATGTTCGTGCGGTTGCTCCAGGCCTTGGCGGCGATCCCCAGGTTGAGCCGAGTGATGACGTCTTCGTTGGTCTCGGTGTCGGTGCCGCCGTTGAAGTCGGTGGCGGAGTACGACGTCACGAAGCGGTCGAGCGGTCGGTCGGGGATGAGCTGCGTGTTGCGGCGGATGTTGCCGGCCGTGCCGACGGTCTCGGCAGTGGCATTGATCGAGAAGACGTACTGGTCGCCGCTGACGGGCTCCAGGACCCGTTCATTGTCGTCGGAGATTACGCTGCCCGGCGGCCGGGCGATGTATGGGGCGTCGGCGATGAAGACGATGCCCTCGGCCGCGAAGCGGGCGCCGGCGCTGAGTACGACGGTGGCAGTGCCGGTAACAACGATCGCGATCTCGCCCGTCGCTGGCGTGCCCGTGTTGCGGGTAATGCGATGGTTCGAGAAGACCTTGTCGGCCAGTTCGTCATCGGCCAGCGCCGGGTTCTGGGTGATGCCGAGCAGGCTGTTCGACTCCAGCACCCGATTCATCTCGGTCTGGTTGATGCCGCCGCCCACGCCGCCGGCGAAGTAAGCCACGATGTCATGGATCACGCCGCCCGTCAGCTCCACCTGGGGATACTTCTCCTGGATGAGCTGCGTCAGCTCGGCCTGGGCCTGCGATACGACGTCAGGGTCGAGATCATCCAGCGTTTGTACTTTGAGACTCATCGTTGCTCCTAAGCACCGATCTTGATCGGCAGCAATGGGATCGGCAGGATCGGCTCGCGGCTGGTGCCGGCTTTACTGGTCAGACGGATGTTGAGCACTAGCAGGTCCGCGCTGAGCGCGATGCCCAGCAACTCGTCCGTGTCGAGGCGTTCGTCGTCCTCCATTTCGGGGACTTCTTCGTTGGCCATGTTCTGCTTGATTCGCATCGCCGCGAAGTTGTACTCGGCGATGACGTCGATCTCGTTTCGCAGCCGGCCGGTGCGGGCGTGCTGGACGAAGTCGACGCCGCGGGTGGGCTCGAACCGCATCGAACCGGTCGGCGTACAGAACTCCAGCACCCAGCGTTGGGCCATCTTCTGGACGCCCGTGCAAATCTGCCCGCTGTTGCCGTTGAAGAGCTGCTGCTTGAGCAAGGCTTCGCGCAGCAAGGTCTGACCTTGCAGGGCCAACAAGTCGAACCGACGGCCGATATAGTCCAGTGCTGACATTAGGCTCCGCCCTTGGCGATGATATTACTGACCTGTCGCTCAATCGCAGGTAGGACACTGCTTATTGCTAAACCGTGTCGCCGCGCGGCGCCGTGCACAACACAACGGCACAACGAAGCATGTCGCAATCGAAAGGCTCGTTCTGCGGTTGCCAGGTAGTCAACCTGTTGTTTAAGCGCGATCACATCCCCGGTTGTCCCCGGAGCAGCAACATTCTGCATGCATTCTTGATAGACGCTGTTAATCTCGTCGCGGTCAAAGGCTGGTTGGTGTAGCTTGGCGATATTCAGTAAATCCACATCATCAAGCACCTGCCATGGCCGCAACCCAGACGTTTTCAGCGCGTCTGCTTGTTTGCCCGCGTCAGCGCGGAGTGTCTGCAGAAAGTCATTGAAGACTGGCGATATGTTCGCTTTCTGGGTTCCGGTTTTGCCTGTCACCCTTAGCCTCCAAATAAACGTCGCTCGTCGAGTATTTGTTGAATCCGTGCCGCCCGCTGGCTAACCGCTGCGCCGGTCATGCCCAGCCGCTGGGCGATCTCGCCCTGCGGTAACCGCGGGGCTCCGTTGCGGCCGAGGGTATAGTCGAGGATCGATTGATCGACGGGGCTGAGATCGTAGTACACGAAATCGACCCACGGATCGGCCGTCGGCTGGCCGAACGGTGTCCCGCCCGGCATGTGCATGTTGCCTTCGTCGTCCTCGTGCGTCATCGTACCTTCTGCCGTTGCCGGCCGGGCCTGACGGATGTAGGCCAATCGCTTCAGGGACATGCCGGTCTCGTCGGCGATCTCGGCGTCACTGGGGTCGCGACCGATCTGGTCGCGGAGGTTGTTCTCCGTCGCAGCCAGATGGTGCCGCTCGATCGCTACCCGCTCCGGCAGCGAGATGATCTGCTGTTGCTGGCCGGAGAGTCGCTGCAGGCCGCGGAGGTGCGACATTAAGTGATTTTTTAAGGACCCTTTTTGTGGATCGAATGACTGTAACGCCTGTAACGAGATTAGTTTCGCGCGTGAGCGTAGGACGGGGCTGCCGGGGTTGCCCATTCCATACGATGTCACGGCGGAGTCGATGATCGGCGAGACCTTCTTGAGGAGGGCCGTCCGCGTTGCTGGCGTGGGGTCTTGTCTCCAAGCGTGGAACTCCTCCGGCACCTCGGCACCGAGCTTTTGCTCGCGCGCCTGGCTGGAAAAGGACATATCGGGATCAAGGATGGATTTGGGCATCAATTAACAAGCCGAGCGCCGTACCACGCTTTCTGGTAGAGCGGCGGTTTGGGGATGGATGTTAGCAGGCTCTGATTTTCAGCGGCTGTGCGAATGTGGGCAATACTGAATGCCGTGCCGGCCTTGCCGTTTTCGGCGTTGATTGCCATAGACACACGTGTGACGGTGGCATAAATGCTCTCGGTTAGCGCGTCCTCATGGGGTAGGACATTTTTTGCGACACCTGCCTCAATTAGTACGTTTGAGCCCGGCGCAATATCAAACCGGAGCTTGCCGGACAATTCACCGATTCGACCCTTGAGCATTTCGACGGTGTACCACTGTTGCGCGTAGCGATCGGCAAACTTACGGCCCTGGTCCCAGGCTTTTTTGGGGTTGCCGACCGGTTTAACCGCCTTATTGGGCTTACCGGTACCGGCGGGATCTAGCGGCGACTCGATTGGTTTTGCGTTGACTTCGCCGGTGCTTGCCTCGACGCCCGAGAATACGAGATTGTTGTTACAGAGCCAGCGTGGCGGATTCTTCACCAGGACCAATCCGTCGGGCGACGCTGGCGGCGCGAACAGGCCATAAAATCCGGTTAGGTCAGTGCCTGCACCGTCGGCCTCGCCGTTGAAGTTGGTGGCACTCGTTGCCGGAAATACGATGCCAACTGCGCGAAGTACCTGCGGTAGGTGGGCATTGGCCTCGCAGTATGCATAATCGGTGTCGCGGATAGTTGCCCAGGGCCGCCCCTGCAGCGGGCCGGCAAACGGTACCACGAGGCTGTCCGAGACGCGCGGGATCATCGCGAACCAGAAATTCTGACTCCACTCCCCGACGACTTTCCCCCAGAGCGTAGTGTTGAGCCAGGAATGGCCGCTGGAATACGCGATATCGTCGCAGATGCCAGCGGCGATTGTCAGACCGTCGCCACCGGTTAGATCGACTGCTAACGGTACGCCGTCTTTGTTTGGCCCGATACGTTGGAGCAAGTTCAGCACGCGCTGTTGTCGTGCTTTGCTGGTTTCGATGCCGGCCTCTTGCAAACGAATATCAAACGGCGGATCGAGTGCAATACGACGCAGCCAGGGATGCAGAATTTTGCCCCAGATATCGGACAAGTGCTCGGCGGCGGCGAAGTCTTCGCCCATGCCAGGCACCCACGATGGTTGTTTTACGCCGGCGCCGCCATCCTCCTCCTCGCCAGAGCCGACGGCTTCGAAAATACTCGGATATTGCCAGTCGCCCGGGTTGCCGGGGTGGGCTGTTGGATTAAGCGCCGAGGCATAATGAAGCTGGGACAACCAGTGCGACAGGTGCAGCGTAAAATTGGCGCTCTCATTGCTACGTTGCCAGCCGGTACCTACGGCGTAACCCTCGAAGATCAATTTTCCGCCAGATACTGCGAACCCGAGGATACCCGGATCGGCCCGGTCGCGATCCGTAACAATGGCTGTCAGATAAACAGCGGCCGGCACCTGTACTTTGAGATCGCGAATAGCGGCGTGGATGGTGGCCGCCTGCTGCGTGTCCACACGACGACCTACAGAGACAGTCAACGATGCCTCGGGAATCGTGTTCATTTCGAAGCTGGCGTTGAACTGCACAACATCATTGAACACGTGTCCGCCGATAACGGCACGCATTGCAAATCGGACTACGGCATACGGTTCAGACATTAACGAACCTGGGGTGCTTGTTCGACCTGCGCAGCGATCGCCAGCAGGAGGGCGGAGAAACGATACACGAATAACGGGTGCTTGTTCCAGATATTCAGGTAAGTGGCGACTGGCTCGGGCGGCAGCGGCGGAAAGACCTGCGAGACGCCGGCATCGCCGAGCGACGTTTCCAGGCGGCTGATAACAACGCCGATGTCTGTCTGCGGGCGGCCGGCGGCTTCCACACGCCAGGCGGTGCCATCCGGCACAGCATTGAAACGAATCGTGAGGTCGGTGCCCGGCAGGATGATCGGTGCGCTCAATCCATTCGCGTGGCCGTAGTGGATATCAAACGTGGCGACCGACGGCCGCTGTCGTTCGATACGGAGCGAGTCCGGGCTGATCGCCTCGATGCGCCAGACCTGTTGTGCTATGCCTCTGCCCTCGTCGGCCTCGAATGTGCCCGCCAGATAGAGCGGGTAACTGTGGCCAATCTGAATCGCATCCACCGTGAACGCCGCATCGAATAGCGTCGTATCTTCCAGCGGTAGATATGTCAGCCGGGGATCATCAGCGACGATGAAATCGGCCAGCTCAGTGCTATGCAGGAACGTCATCAACTGCCGCACGCGGTAGTTGAGAAACAACCGATCGGGCTCGCGGCCGAACAGCGTCTGGTGAGCCCGCAGCAGGTGCGGCGGCAACGATCGTTGTTTGAACGCCGGATCGACGAACTCCTCGCCCGGGAAGTCGTGTGCGTAGCCATCCCGGCCGCGATTCATCAGCAATGTACGCACTGCGTTGATCACGTTAGCGCCCCGGGAAGGTGTTGAAACGGAAAGCCCACTGCCCAATGTTGGTTTCAGCATCGGCAACTTCGAGCTGCATGCCGGTTAGAAATCCGCGAAATGGCACATCGCCAAAGTTTACAAAAACCGGGCTGGCCAGCGCCGACAGCTTCGATCGTTCGTATTCGAGGAGTACTTGCTGCATGCCGGTGCCCTGAGCGCCGGAACGGCCGCAGGATTGCATAAACGCCACGCCGGACACACGCAATTCGCCGATTTTGTCGCCAAAAATATAGACGTAAATCGTCTCACCGATCGTATGTAGAAACTGGTAATTACCGCTCTGCTGAATTGCGGCTTGGGTAATGATAGCGCGCGCGCTGGCGAGGTCGCTGCCGATGCCCATGCCCTGTAAGCGAATTTGGAACGGCAACGCGGCGTTGTGCTGGCCGGTAGCGCGGTACACGTACCCGCGGCGGTTTGTGATATACGACGGCATAAGCAGCCTCCCTGCTGTACTTCACTCAGTTGCCGTACACCGGCGTATGGTTCGGTTGCCCTGTTAGTCCACTGGCTGCAATACGCACTCGATTGTCGCCGACGATTTCCAGTGTGCCGGTCATTTGCATACGCTGGGTGCCGCCGCTATCGCCAGCCCCGGTATCTGCGGGTTTTTCCCGGCTGGCAGTCGCGGTTTGCTCGGTTGTCTGCCCAGCGCGTTCAACGACTTTCGGATCGGTAGAACTATAGCCCCCGGTACTACCGCCGGGCATGTCTCCTTGCGAAGCAAAGAACTCTGCCTCATCTACCGACGTACCGGCATAAGATCCTTCGCTGGTAGTTCGGTCACGATTCTGGCTATATCGCTCGTCTGCACCTTTGTCGATCGCCTGCAATAATGCGTTGCGTGTCTTTGGGTCCAGATTACCCTTCGCTTCTCGCAACGTAAGCTCGTCGGCCGCGGCTTTGCCGCCGAGTCGCAATGCGCGGATCAGTCGTGCTTGATCATCGCGGTCAGCCTGCCCTTGTTTGGTGATCTTGCCACTCTTATCTCGGTCGACAGCGTCCGCGCGTTTGGAGGCATCTCGGATCTCCGCGAACACCACATCCCGCTCCGCCAGCTCATCGACATTGACGCCGCCGAGCATTTTACCGAGCACCTCTTGCCAACTAGAATCAGCCGCCGCCCCGGCAATAGCATCCGCAGCCCGCCCTAGCAAGCTCGTCCCACCCAGCCCGGCGAAGGCACTCGCCATTGCGGCATTTGATTCCGACTCAGCGATACGTCGCTTGGCCGCCTCTTGCTTCTCGAAATTCATGCGCATATCGAGCGGGTTTTTGAATTTACCGGCCGTGCGCGGGTGGGTAGACACTTTGCGACCGAGGCCGGCATAACCCGTAGAGCCGAGTTGATTTTGACCACCGTAGGCTTGTAACGCTTTCTGCGTGGCGGCTTCGATCTCAGCCTCGCTGGCACCGGGCATTTTTTGCCGCAGTGTTTGCCTAATCGCGTTAGCGCCGGCTTCACCAAGTGTTGCATTGCGTTCTTCCGGGCTCTCGAACTTGCTGAGGTCCATATTCATAAAGGCATCGCTCATCGCGGCGCCGATACCGCGATTGAGTGCGGCCATCTCTTCTTCGTTACCGACGACGCCGGCACGCCGCAACGCGTCGAGCTTACCCTGGCTGCGGCTGGAGGCGTTTCGCTGAAATGCCTCGGCGCTATAGTTGTTGATCTCTACGCGCTGTAGTTCGCGGGTGATCTGTTGCGTGTTGTATTTAGCTCCGTATTCCTGATTACCATAAGTGTCGAGGAAGTAGGTCATCGCCGTATTGTTGTCTACGCCCGCGTCGCGAGAGATAATCTCGCCGAGAGCGTTACGGCTCATCAACATGCTTTTGGTTTTGCCGTTAAACGTGTACGACGCTTGACCGCTACGAAGGGCTTCGACGATCGCGGCGGCCTCCGTGCCGGTTGCTGGTTTGAGAATACCCTCGTCAGCCATACGCAGCACGGCGTTTACTTGATTACCGGCCGGCGACGCAGCGCCGGCCATTCGCAGTTGCTGGTCCATGAGCGTGAGCCCTTCTGTGGTCGGTGCTCCCCAAGCTCTCGGTATACCGCGATCGCCAATCGCCGCGCCGTAGGCCGCGGCGCTCATCGTAGCGCCGACGGCTAACTGTCGATCGAGACCGAGGCGATCGGCGAGCGCTCCACCCTGGGCCAGCATACCGGTCATTCTTTGCATACCGATTCCGGTTGTGCGGGCCAGGTCGTGCATCGTACGCACAGTCTTCTCGATTTGTGCCGGCGGCATTGTGGCCAGTCCGCCCTGTGTAAGCGCATGCAGACCATTCATGATCTGCTCCATGGATGAGTTCGGCCCGAGCATCTCTTTCATTGCCGCTACGGACCCGGCTAGTCCCTTCAGCCGATCGGCGGTACGGCCGGCGTCTGAGACGCGTAAGATGTCGTCACCGCCAGCGAGCTTGCCGATGTCTTCGTGCGACATGGCGCCGCCTGACGTCATCATCTGTTGATGCGAATCGCGAATACGTTGCTTGGCTCGCTCCAACCGCCCCGTACGCCCGACCGTGTTGGTCGAGATACCTTGCATTTCTGGCAAGCGTTCTGCCAGACGTGTCACCGTGCCTTCGTCTAAACTGCCCGGCAACGCTCGCAATCGCTCCGCCAGGCCTTGCGGAGCACCGAGCAACCCGCGCATCTGCAGTTGCTCCATCATCGCGCCGGCTTCGCCAGCACTTACGCCGTGCATGCCGGCCAAGGGAGCGCCGCGGCCGTAGAGCCGCTCAAACAGCTCATTGCTCATGGTTGCGGCTGACTCAGCCGACATACCGACGCTACCCGTCACCGGATCGACCCGCGTACGGCCGGCCGAGTGCAGCCGCTGCGACATGATAATGGCGCTACCGCGCGAGCCGTGCATTTGGTCGATGATATCCGGCCCTAGTAGCATGCTCGCCATTGGCATCATCTGCGAAAACTGCTGCGCCATCTGGAAGTTGCGCTGTCGCTCGCCAGCCGTCGGATTCCGGCCGGTAAACATACGCGTCAGGCCGCCAGCAAAGTCCTCGGCAAACGACGTATCGCGGTTCGCGGCTAACGCCATCGAGCGTTGCTGCCCGGCAAAGAATTGCTGGGCGACCATCTGGTCGAACATATTCTGGGACGGGAAGAGCTGCCCGGGCCGCATGTTCGCCGGCATGAACGACTGCATCAGCATCGGCAGCCCGAGCTGCATCATCGCCCCGGTGGCATTGCCTTGGACGTTGATATTCACCGGACCAGTGAATCTCGGCACCGAGTCCGGTGACCCGAACATCGGCGTACCGCCGAATTGTTGAGCCAGCTGACTAGGGCCGCCGAAAATACGCGACATCGTATTAACCTGTTGCTTGTTGTTTCGCGCGACGTTTTTGGCGTTCCAGCTCTTTTTCGTGCTGTGACAACTTGCCTTTAGCGAAGTAGCTCGCTAGCTCGGCCACCATTTGGTCATACTGCGGCTCCCCGGGCTTACCGAAGATTTCATGGAACTGCGATACGGCATGGTCGCGACTGGACTTGGTACCGACTTCTCCGATCTCTTTAGCACGCCACGGGTATAGGCTCTGTAACAGATTAGTCAGCGACTCGTTCGCTGCCGCTTTGCTGTTTTCCCAGCTCTCTTCCGAGAGCCGGGAATGCGACACTAAGGCTAGGTGATGTCGGTGGTGGGCTCCGTACGCGACTTGGTTATTCTGATTTGCCAGTTCGTCGATAATTAAATGCAATCTTTGCCACGACCAGCTGTCCCAGGGATCGAACTGGGAGAAATCTATAGCCCCCAGCGTGGCTGCCCGCAGCATCAACGCCGCGGTGCGATCCCTGCGAAAAAATCCGGTTCTTGTGACATTGTCTCCAGGTATTCTTCCAGCCGACTGAACTGTTGATGCTTCTCTCGAACCAAGCGGGCTAAGGTTTCAGTGGGAATCACTTCCTCGTAAACCCAGGTCCGCAGCGGAATAAGCAGCGTCTCCTTCGACCCGGGCTCAGGATCATCGTGCGGTATTTGGTCGATGGGCGGAATGTCAATAATGGCCTCGCCTCGCCGGAGCTGGGAGATGCCCAGCAACATACGATACTCCCACATCTCGGCCATTAGTTCGCCGTCGCCCATGATTTTGCCGGCGGCAATGTCGTAGCGAATCTGCTCCCGGATGAGTCGAGTCTCTGCGACAGTGATTGAGCGAAAACGAATCGCCAACGCTCCGTCCATGGCTGTTAGTTCTTTGGTGAATCGGGTGCCTCCGAGCAGGGCGGCACGGTAGACCAACTTGTCATCGTCCGTGGGCTCAATCCGGAAAGCGACACGTAGGTCCCATGCGCACCGCGGGCAGTGTGTGATCTCCGGCAGGGACCCGGCTGACGCGGCCGGCTCGGCTGGTTGCGGTTGTGGCGGCGGAGCTGCCGCGGCTTGCTGGGCGGCCTCCATGGTCCGGAAAACTGGGCTAAGGCCGCTGACGGCGCCAACCGTTTTGCCCTCCGGCGTGGGCATCTGCTGGGCGAGCCCGGCAGGCATTTGCGATCCAGCCGGATCGACCATGTCGTTGACGAAGCCGAACTGACTGCTAGCAGCCTGCATAGCGACCCGCTGGGCCTCGATCACGCTGGGAGGGGCTTCCGGGTTGATTGTGGCCTCCTGCTGAGCCCGCTGGGCCGCCCAGACCTCTTCCTGGGCCACGTGGGTCTTGTGCTGTGCCAGGTACTCCCGCAGCTCCGCCTGGCGTTCTGCGGGCAAGTCGTCGATCTGGATGAGCTTCACCTTGGGCGGGGTCCAACCCTCCGGCACGTCGTGCTTGGCGGTCGCCCGCTCCTGGCTGATCTCGTCCTGGATAACCTTCAGCCGCTGGGCGAAGTCGCCGGGAATCGGATCGCCATCCTTCCAGCCGAGCTTGGAGAGCTGCTGCCGTGTGTAATCCGTCGGCACCGGGGCGCCTTTGGGGAGCACGGTGGTAGGACTCAGCGGCTGCATCTGGGCGGCGACCTTGGGTGGCAACACCGGCTCCATCTGCGGCATCGCAGGAGTGCGGCGGACGGTACGACTGAAATTAGGAGTCTTGGCCATTGGGTTTCCTGATGACGGTGTATTGCTGCAAGCTGACGGCCTTGGGCACGCCATACTTGGGTTCCTTGTAAGCATCGACCAGCTCACCGTCTTTGCCGCGGTCTTTGCTGTGTCCTTCTTTGACCTCGAAGAGCGTCAGCTCTTGTTGGAAAAATTTATCGTCAGTGAAGGCGTCCTTGCCAGGGTACGGATAGAACTGCTGCCCCAGCGTTGCGACCGGCTTCTCCTCCCACGTCGGGAGCGTCTGCCCAGCGAGCCGCGACATCTGCTGCCAGCGGGCCTCGTAGAGCTTGAAGTCTTCGCTGCTGTATTGTTTGGGATCGCGGAAGCTGAACGTGCCCTTCCGGATCGTCGTGTCCTCGCCCGGCCGATTGGTGTCGTACCAGGTCGGCTGTAGCTCGGCATTGAAGAATGTCTTACCGAGCTGTGGAATTTCGTTGTTGGCGATCGTCTGCTCGTCGGCGATGGTCTCATTGGCTTGCCGTAAAGACTCGCCCTCCAGCGTGCCGACAAGATTGCTGGCCGACTTGGCTTGCTCGGTCGCGATATGGCCATTGGTGACGGCAATGCTACCTTGTGTCAGAAGACTGCCGGCAACGACGGCCGCGCCGCCGATAAACGTCGGCGAGCAAATCGTGCAGAATCCCTCCAGGAAGGAGTTGGCTTTCGTGACGTCACCCTCGTTGCCGAAATAATGGAAGACGCCGTTAGAGACGTAGTTGTTGATCATGCTGCCGTGGAGCGAGATGTTGGCCTGGCCTTTGTTGGCGTCGATCGTGATCACGCCGGCGTCGACGTCGCCACCGCCGGTGCGGACGTAGACGTTCTTGGCCCAGTTGATGACCTCGCTGTGGGCGGCCCGCAGGATGATGCCTTGATAGACGGCGTCTTCGCCGAACTTCTCGAAGTTGAATTCGTCTTCGGTTGCCCGCGACTCGATCAGCACCCCGCCACTACCGCTATTTCCAGCAACCACTTGTACATTTCTCTCCGCCTTGATGCGGACATCGCGTTCAGTCGCGCTGAGATCGATGGAGTTCTTAGCCCGCGTGATCGCATCATATCCAGCCCAGGTGTTGACGTTACGGCCGGCCTGGTGCCAGATGTCGCCGGCGGCGCGGGAAGATATGCTGCCTCCGGACATGACGATCTCGCTGCCCCACCCGTCGAAGATGACGACCGACCCGTCCGGGAGGAAGTCGATGCCCGATTCGGTTTGATAGTAGTCTTGCTCGCCATAGCGATGGTCCACCTTGATCCGCAGCGGCTTGGGCGGCGGCAGGATCATCTTACTGGCGAGCTTCGAGTAATCGAAGGCATCGCCATGCAGCGACTTGCCCTCCGTCCACTCCAGGGCACTCTCCTCGGCGAGCCCCCAGTCCTTGCCGTGCCAGAAGAAAGGGTGAGTGCCGGCATAGTTGAAGAGGTAGGCGTGGAGATCGAGGAGGCCGGCTACGCGCTGCAATGACGCATCATCATCTTGGGTAGCGGGCTCCGTCGTAATCTTAGGCGCTGGACCATCCCCAGTCTGACCCCCGAACTTGTAGTTAGTGCTCGTATCAGCGTCTGGTTGCTCCGGGCGCGCCTTCTGCAGAGGAGAGACCATCCCAATCCGCTTATGAATGGAAATTCCGGCCGCGCTGGCAAGGGCGTGATAACCGTTAAGCCCAGTGAACGAATCAAATAGGAGGGGATGCTCTGTAGCAGTGCCGAACTTATTAGGACCCTCAGCTCCTCGGGGAGGTCCCTGGATACTCTGCTTAGCTCCTTGGCCCAAGTAACCTTGGAATTGCCGGTACCGGTGCCAGGGCATCTGCTTGTCATCTTTCGGTTCCCACTTGCTGTAATGCGGCTCTTTGACTTGCCAGTCTTCGGCCTCCAATTCTCGCCTGGGATCGCCGGGCTCGAACAGCCCCAGTTGCTCCCACGGATAGGGCGTGATGCCGGTGATGTGGTTGTACTCGTTACCGTCGAGGATGCCCTCCTGCACCATGCCGGCGGTCCAGAGCTGCAGATTCTGGCCGGCGATCCGCAGGAGCTGATCGTGCAGAAAGGCGAAGATCCCGCAGCTCTCGTCGACCGCCAGTTGGACGAGAAACGAGTCGATGCAGATACGGAGCCCGGTCTCGGTGATCCAGCCTTTCTCGCCGCCGGTGGTGAGATCGAACGGCCGGCCGGCGAGCCAATTGACCGGCCCGGCTAAACCAGTCATCCGCAACGGCAGCTTGTGCGACTCATCTACACGACTACGCGTAGCCAACAGTAGCAGCGATGGAATCGTTTTGCCGGGGTCCAAGTCCGCTGGAGGTAACACGCCAAGAATAATCGCCGAGGGCCAATGCTCGTGGATTACGGTGAGCACGACTTGGCCAGGCTGTAGTGTCGTTAGATCGCGTGGTCCGAAGGCCGAGATCGAAGTATCGGCCAACCACACGCCCGTCATGGGCTTATGGCCTTTCTCAAACTGCAGCCGGTAGCAATTGGCTACGGCCGTAGCATCGGTAATGGTCGCGATCGCTAATCTTGCCGCCGAGTTAAAACTATGCGTCGTTGCAGCGCCTTGCTGCTGCGGATCGCTGGTCGGCCTAGATTGCGTCGCTACGCCGGGGGCTGCCGACTGATTCTCTTGAATCGTACGGTATAGACGCCGCGCAGACGCGCCGGCACTCATGCCGGCCGTGAAGCCTTGATCACCTAACACTAATCTACTCCCGCGACAATCGTCGCGACAAACTTGGGCAATCGCCCCGACCGCCGGGCCAGCGGCCAAATTAGCCCTGCTGCGTTACTGCGCGACTTCGAGATCGATATACATGAACTGAAGCTGCTCGCTGATCACCGTGTCCTGTGCGGCCAAGGAGACAGCGATCGACGTGAGTACAGCGTCCTGCAAGACATAGCTCAGACCGCCCGGCTGGCAGCCCGCGATCGCCGAGAAGCCGATGTCCTGCGGATTGCAGATGTCGTTGAATTTCGTGATCAGGCCAACGGTGAGCGGGGCCGGGCCGATAATGCGGCCGAGCGAAGCGGTGCCCTGGGCACGGCCGCCTACGTAGTACACGTAGTTGGAGCCGACTTCGTACAGCAGCGTAACTTGCTGTGCGAAATTGAACTGGACGTTCTGCACCAAGAACCCGCGTACGTCCGTACCGGCGAACGTCAGGTTTACCTGGTCGAAACGAAACCCACCGCGGTGGATTTGGCCGCCGGCAAAAACGGAACTCATTTCCGGACCTCCCTGTATGTCAGCGGCCCCTCAGTGGGCCAATAGTTGGTTGAACTAACCCGACTGCATTCGCAGCCAAAGACTCCTAAACAACTAAGTGCAATTCGATGTTGTTAAGCGGCGCTGGCAAAACTAGGTCGACCACGATCACGACCCGGTCCGCCAGCAAGTCGTGAATCTTCGGATAACCGTCGCGGATCGAGCCGTCGATGATCTGAGCCCCCAGCTCCTCGGTGAAACCGTTGACCATCAGGAACTTGATCACCTGGTCGCACTCGTACTTCAGCTTGCGGAGCATCACGGGCGTGACGTTCGCACGGCCGATGAACGGACGCAGCCGGTTGAGGAACAAGTAGGAGATCGAGTCCAAGTTGCGGCGGATCGATTCCTCCCAATGCTTCAGATCGGTCGTGTCAGTCGTCAGGGCGTGTCGTGTGTGCGGGGTGCCATCGCGATCTTCAGTCGCGATCCAGACGCCGCCGTCATCGAGATTGTCGAGCTGCGTGCCGCTGAAGAAGTCGGTCGTGCGAGATGCCAAATCGTCAAAGCCGGCAATCTCGACATTGGTCAGCGGCTGGTGCGGTAGGACGCCCGAAGCGAGGCCCGCCAGGGCAGCGCAAAGGAAGTAGCCGTCTTGAGTGTTGCCACCAGTACCGACGAGGTCCGGCCAGACGGCACAGACGCGGCGATCGGCAAAGGCCTGGGCTTGGTCCTTGAGATCGTCGACGATTTCATTCTTGGTGTTCGTGTGCCAGATTTCGACCTTCTGGGCGACGGTGACCGGCTCGCTGTTGCCGGCCAGGAGGAGCAGCGTGTTCTCGGACAGCACGCGATCCACCACGAACTCGGTGTAGCTCGTGTTGCCGAAGGCGTCGATCGTGTACAGGAAGCGGACGATGTCGCCGGCCTGCACGCCGTAGGTCAGGAAGCCGCCGTTGGCAGCGGGCACACGCAGCCGCGTGTACTGCGTGCCGGAGGCCTGCGGATTGTCGTCGAGGGTGGCCAGGACGACGTTGCCGTCGGTGGACGTCGGGTGGAGGAGCTGGGTATCGGCGTCGCTCTGACCTACGACCATTTTGGCGGAGGTTGCTTGGAGGCCGATGAACATCGCCTTCCAGTTGCCCGCCTCGGGCGAGGACTCGCTCGTGACGTGGGCGTGGAAGAGATTGAGGACTTCGGCGTCGTGGGTCAGCGGCGCGAAGTTGTAAACGTCGTTGCGACCGTCGACGCGGTCGATGACGTTCTGCCAACTGTCGAGGCTCGACGGATCGGCGACGGCCGTGTAGGCCACGTCGGTGCCGTTGCTGTTGAGCAGCGCACGGAACACGCCCCACTTGAGCGGATTGGCTTCGTCGAGCTGGCCCGGGATTTCATCCAGGTTGGCCGTGTCGTTGATGAAGCCGATGGTGCCGGTGAGGGCCGTTAGCCATTCGCGGTATTCGATGTACTGGGTGCCGCCAAAGACAGGCATGGCCTGCTCGACGCCGTTGAGCGTCCAGGTGGCATCGTAGGCAGTGATGCCGTCGGCAACGCAGAGCTGGGTCTCTTCGATTGTGTAGTTGGTCAGCGGCGGATCGCTCAGACGATTCTCGGTGACCTCGATGTTCTTCACGATGAACAGCCGCAGATCGAGATCGGAGGCGGCCAGCAGCTCGTCCGGCAGATCGTCACGGAGGACGAGCGTGTGGATGGCACCGTTGGAGCCGGAGACGACGGTGATGTAAAACTTGTCGCCCTTGCGGAGGCCGGCGATGGTGCTGTCGCCGCCGAAGTCATCACCCTCGAAGGCAGCCTCGGACGAGTTGCTACCGAAGCAATCGACAAACTTGGCGGTCACGCCCCACGAGCCGATCGGGAACTCAGTGTTCGCGTCGGTGATGGTGGTCGGACCGGATTGATCGAGACCTTTGGCGGTGGTCACGGAGATTTGGGGCAGCTCGGCCCACGATCCGCCTTTGACCACCGTGAGCACGTAGGTGTCGTCGAAGGGACCGTCGTAGGTGCCGCCAGACTGAATACAGGCCCGCTCGAAGTCCTGGCAGACGCTGACTTCCCATTTCTGGCCGATCGCCAGCTCGGCGGACGGCACACCCTCGGACGAGGCACTGAGCGAGCAGTTGCCCGGCGTGTTGTCGAAGGTCACCGTCAGGCCGCGACTGCCGATGTCCGTCGGCTCGCCGAAGTCGGCGACTTCGACTTCCGTAGCATTGTCGGTGCCACTGGCTGAAGTGACGCGGAGCCGGGCCGCATTGCAACCAGCTACGCTCGATTTGACCACTTCAATTGTGTACGTCTCGCAAACGTAACCGTCTGCGAGGCCATCGTAGGCAGCGGCATTGGCGGTCGCGCCGATGCAATTGACCGGTCCGTCAATGAACTCGATCGTCGCGCTGGCCGCGGTGGTCGGGGTGTTGTTGGCATCCTCGGAGGTAGCGGTGATCTGTCCGTCCGACTCGTCGGCGACGAAGTCTTTGACGTACGTCCACAACTCGATCTCTTCGCAGGCGGCCTCGTCGTCGTTGACGCCGCGGATATAGACGCGATCGCCGACGGCTACGTCGCGGTCGTTGAACAGACCGCTGCGAGAGAACTCCCCGTTGGTCTTGTATGACAGAGTGCTCGACTTGATTTGGTTGGTATGGCCTTCTACCGGCGTGACCGTGCCGCGGCCATGGCTGGTGTCGCCGATCAGGTCCTCGTGGTAGAGGAGCAGGGCGTCGTCGATGAACAATCGCACGGAGTCGTTGTCGACGAGCGAGCCGGCTGTGCGGCCTGGCCATGTGAAGCAGTTCTCCGTCAGGCGATCATACTCGCCGACGTTGATCAGCGCCTTCTCATCTGCCACGGCATAGCGATGCAGCATCGCGTTTGGGCCGGAGATGTGGGCTCGCAGCGGATTGGTGACTTCCGAAGGAGTGAGCGTGAACTCTTGGAAGACGAGAACTTGTGGCTTGACGATGGTGGGCACGTCGTAACCTCCCTGTTGGACTTGCGATGTGTTTTATTCAGCCGCCGTAGCCAATGAAATCGGATGCTCGGAAGACAATGCGTTTCAACCTCGGAGCTTCTTGTTCCAGGTACCAGGACTCCGGCACCAGGTAGGCGACGTCAACGGGGACGACATAGTGTTCAGTCGACTCCTTTAACGCTGCCAGGGCTCCAATACCGACAACCGTAAAAAACTGCAGATCGAATGCCGTGGTTATTTCTCTTCCGTACCACAACAACGTCTTGGCTACTTCCGTCGCTAAGCCCTGCGTCTCCGCGCCTTGCTTAGCAACGCAAAACAGGGTATGGGTTCCAGACCACTGACCAGAAAATTCTTCCCGGCCCGTGACCCAATCGGCGCTCCAAACATTGCCGATCCCCATCCGCTTCCACTGCCACGCGCCTTCTTTAATGACGATGGCTGGTCGCGCTTCCATCAGCTCCGGTCGCCATCGAGCAATCGCTTCGATGTACACCCCGGAGGTTACTCCCTGATTCCAGGCTCCGTTGGTTTCTAAGTACCGGCGGAGATTGGGCAGGATGATCTGTGTCGGATCGACAAAGTGCTGGAGAAGAATCTGGCGGAGCATCCCCGAGATGACAGTCTGGTTGTGCCCGTAAGAGCACAGCGAGCTGAGGACCTTAAATCGATCCTCCGGGCTACTGCCCGGCGGATACGGCTCAGCGAGACTGCCCCTGGGGACATTCGGGGCCATTGATCGCCTCCCTGCTTGTAGCCCGGTTGAGACCGAGCGCTCCATCGACCACTCTTTGGTTCGGTTCGTAAGTCGAGATATCGAGTGTCTTGATCAAACCTCGCTTGGCTAATTCGCCGGGCGTTAGCGGCGGCAATTTGGCCTGTGCTTGGTTGTCTCCGGACACTCGCTCTCTCCTCGCCCATAGAATAGGGGAAGCCCCCAGCGGTTACAACGGCAACTGCTGGCTAGAAGTCCCCGAAGTTGTTGATAAAGCCCTGCACGCTGCAGTCAGAATTCGAGCTGCTGAGGCTGTTGGAAGCCCCTGGCGGCAATACGATTAGCTCCGTCGCATCGGGGCCAAATTCGCCTACTTTTTCGGCGTACATGATGTAATCGCCGGGGTCCAGGTTGACTGTGTTGACCCAGCGGCCGTTGGCCGTCGTGAACGTCGACGCGAGGGCAAAGGCGGCCGTGCGGTAACCAGCCTGGTAGTCCGCCTTCCGGAAAAACAGGATCGTCGCCCCTTCGATCCCGCAGCCGTCGGCCACCTGGTAGGCGTAGTTGTCGGGGCCGCCATAGTTGTGGTCCACCGCCACCGAGCCCGTGCCGACGCCGGGCATCTCGTCGTGCGGGTCCGCCTCGCCGCCGACCTGCAGCTTGTAGGCAATGTCGGTGAAGGGGAGCTGGTGCATGGTGATGTCGGACAAGAGCGGTACGCCCCGCATGGCGGCCGTGTGCTTGACGACATCGATCGCGAACCGCAGGTCGGTGTGGTCCATAACCCAGATATCTTCGAGGGCGATCTGCGGGAACGCCGGCAGGTGGGCGATCGTCGTGCTCGGCTGCTGCTGACCTGGTGGCTGGGCGCCGTTACGTAGCTCCTGGATGGTCTCGGTCTCCAGCTTCAGGCACAGCCGCACCGGCGGGTGATAGCCGATTAAGATCCCGGTGCCCTTACAGAGCGGGCAATAGCTGTCGGTGATCTCTTTGGTCAGCGAATCCAGGCAGCGTGTGCAGGCCGGCCCATACCGCCGGCGTTTGAGGAGCCAGCCCTCGGCCGCTACGAACTGATCAGTGAGGTTGAACTTCCGGATGATCTCGCGCGCGAGCACCCAGTTACGTTCGTCGAGCATGCCCTCAGTTGGCGCTGGATGCGAGACATGCTTGGTGCCGGTCGAATCGGTGAGCACGACGCGGTAATGGGTCTCCAGCCGCTTGCCGTAGACTCGCTTGATATCATCTACCGCCAGGAATCCATCAATCACCGGGCCGCCTACGTTAATCCAGTCGGTGGCGTCGGGGAGTCCTGTCTTGCCGGCTTGCAATTGAAACGTCAGCGGGCCGCCGTCGCGAAAGGTCGGGAAAAGTTGCCACCAGACTCTACTAC